AGAATCAGAATCAGAATCAGAATCAGAATCAGAATCAGAATCAGAATCAGAATCAGAATCAGAATCAGAATCAGAATCAGAATCAGAATCAGAATCAGAATCAGAATCAGAATCAGAATCAGAAAATGAAAATGAAAAATTATATGAGTTTAACAATTTTTTCAAAACAAAAATAGCAAAAGCAGTTAAGAAAAATATTAAAGTTGCATTTGCTTTTGATTCATATATTGAAAATAAAAATGAAGAAAATTATAATAAAGTTTTAGGAATGATTTAAAATGTTAAAATTTCAAAGTCGTAAAAAACCAAATTTAAAAAGTAAATTATATGAAAATTTTACTTTAGAGGATTTTTAAAATGTCAGAAAATAAATTATATGATATATCAAAACCTGATTTGTTAAAGTCAGAATTAATAGAATATGTTGATCAACTTTCTAAATATATGGATAACACAAAAAAATATCACAAATGGTTTAAACAAAATGCCAAATTATATCATATAATTAATAAAACTGAATCTGTTAAAGTCCAAAAAAGAAACCGTACAAAAATTAAAAGGTGTTTTGATAATTGCTATAAAGCAGTATATAAAGAAGAAAATCTAAAATATATAGAAGGTTATACAATGAGTTTGATCCCTATTGAACACGCCTTTTTAATTAATGAAAATAATGAAGTAATAGATCCTACTTTATCAATTAATACTAGTGGACATTCTGATCGTTATGGATCTGAATATTACGGAATAGAGATCCCAAAAAATATGATCGCATTATTAAGAATAAAAAATAATTATTTGCCATTACCATTTTTATATTTTCAATATTTGAATGAAAAAAATATATAATATATCTAAAGTATATCTAAAGTATATCTAAAGTATATCTAAAGTATATCTAAAGTATATCTAATAAAAAATGTTTCTAAACTCGAATAAAGAAATTTTTAAAGATTTACGCCTAAAAAAGATCCAAAATCCGAGATATATTTATATATCTTTTTAGTATGGTATAATGTATGACAACAAGTCAAGAAAATAGACCAACATATAAAGAAGAAAAAAGCATGGAATATGCGATCAAAGTTTACCATGATTTAAACAATGTTGGACAAGTTGAAACCGACTTACAAAAAATAAAATCCTTAAGTGTAGCCCTTACCGATTTAGTTCAAAATGCCGATATACCAATTATGGATCAAATTCATTTACTCCAAAATACAACTTTAAGATTGATATATCAAAACACTATTGAATATTTGGACTACAAAGAAAATGAAGTTAAAAAACAAATGTGCGAGGATTTGAAATAATGGAATCATATATTCTTTTTAACTTTGATAATAATCCATATATTTTTGAATGGAACGAATCAAAAACCGTTAATGTATTTTATAAACAAGAATACTTTAACGAGGAAAAAATTTGTATAGATTGCTTTAGTTTTGGTTATACAAAACAAACTGATCCAACATTTAAAGAAGCAAAAAAGCATATTGAAGAATATATAAAGGAAAATGATATATTTTGTTAAATTCAGATATGGAAAATATATTGGACTTTGATAAAGAAGTAACAGGAGAAAACGATATAAAATGACCGTATATAATATGCCTGTAACGACTTTAAAAAATGGTTTAATTGTGGGTAATTTTTCAAGCCCACATGAATTTAATTTTAATACAGGCGAAACTTTAAAAGCTTGTGATCCTGAAAGATCAGAAAGGTTAAAAGTTAATTTTATATCTCATATATCTAAACAAATTATACGAGGAATTGAAATTAATAATAATTCTTTAAGTTTTGGCTTAAGTTCTGAATTAAAAGAAGAAATAGTTAAAATTTTAATGTCTAATAATAATCCTGATATAATTTTAATTCCCTTACCAATGATTCAAGCAATAAAAAAAGACTTACCTGATATAATTATATCAGAAACTCAATTTAGAGGAGTTAAAATGAAAAGTCGAACAGAAAAACTTACACTAAGTCAGGAGTTTTGTATATAATGTTATCAGCTTTAAGATTAATGTCTTTAATTCAAGATATATCAAAAAAATTAGAAGAATTAAAAATGCTTGATAATACTTGGTGTTATGAACGTGAAGATCGAGTTGGTCATTATGACGATCATAATATATTAATTGACGATATAAGACAACTAAACGCACAAAAAAGAATATTATTAGAGGTATTACAAAATGAATGAAAGATATATATTGCCTAAATGTAATGATAATAATATGAATGTAAAAATTGGAAATCGTGTAAAGTTGGTAAAAACTAACGATCCATATACTGACTTAATAAATAATGAGTATATTGGAACGGTATATGATATAAATAAAGTAAATTTTGACGGTGGCTTTACTCAAATTTGGTGTAAGTTTGACAATGGATCAAACTTTGCTATCGTGCCTGAATGTGACGATCAATATGAGGTTATACAATGAAAAAAACCGTACAATATGGAAAAAGAATTGTAGATTTGGACTTTAAAAAAGATTCCATATATATTTCAATTTGGAGAGAAGCAGATAACCCAAGCGGTTATGAATATATAACAGAACTTGCAATTAAAACGAGGAATAACCATGATTAAAAAATGCTCTTTATGTACTATGACTTTTGACAATGCTGATCCCGATTATATGAAAAGAATATCTAGGCATAATATATGGCATAGTAAAGCACAAATTCAACATAGAAATACTACACAAGGAGATCCTATATATGAATAAATGCTCATATCATAAATTATATCATAATGGTGTAGCGGGTGGTTGTCCAATATGTATGGAAAAAACACTTAAAGACGAATTAAAAAGAATAGAGGAATTTGGATTTTGAATAATATATGTATAGATTGTAAAGGCGAAACCATAACAGAAAAAGGCGTTATATATGTAAGGCGTGGAAAAGAAAACGTTGAAATTTGTTTAAGTTGTTGGCAAAAAACAAGAGAATAATTTTTTTATTTTTATTTTTTAAAGATTTATATTAAAGTATGTGTATAGTATAACATGGAACGAATAGAAATCCCAAAAGATTGTTTATTATGTGATATATGTAATAAGCAGGTAAGTGATCAAAAATTTGTTGCCCTTGAAGACCTTAGTTGGTATGAGGGTTGGTTATATTGCCAAGATTGTGATAAAAAATATCACTCAAACGGAACGGAACAAGTATTAGTCCGAAGTATATTTAAAGGAGAAGATTTGAGCAAAACTGATCTAGCTTTGCCAATAGTCATGGAGTTAGGGTGATATAATTGGGTTATACACATTATTGGAATATAACCGAAGAATTTCCTGTAACTTTATGGAGAGGTTTTGCTAATGACTTTATCAAAATCTTACCCCATTTTATAGACAAATTAGATCACGAAACAAACCAAAAGTTTAATGTAAATGGTGAAAATATGATCTTTAATGGTATAGGTGAAGAAGCTCACGAAACTTTCACAATGAATAGAACAAACCCATTGGAAAAATCACATACAGGAGAGATTGAATATTTTGACTTTTGCAAAACTGCAAGAAAAGAATACGATATAGCTGTATGTTGTGCTTTAATAATAGCCAAAAAATATTTTGGTAATAGAATTAAAGTAAGTTCTGACGGTGAAGAAGAATGGGAAGAATCAAAAGAACTATGCCAAAAAGTTTTAAAGTATGGTAAAACTTTTAATATGTCGTATGAAAACAAAAATGGTGGAGAATTTAAATGATCACCAATAAAGAAATGTTCTGTGCTGTTGCAGGGGTAATTATAACAAGTGTGCCTAAAGAACATTCCACCGAACTTTTATATCAATCGGGAGAAGAATTTGGTATAACTAAGGGAGAAACCAAAGTTATATTAACAGAACTTAAAGAAACTTTAGGTTTTGCTTGTGCAAAAATGTTAAAGAAAATGCAGGGCGAAGATTCTCAAACTTTTGGTGTATAACCAAAAAATTTTCTTTTTTTATCAAGTCATATTTTTAATATAAATTTTATAGAAGTATATAAGTATTAAAAACCGTATGGTTATTCCGTACAGTTTAATCTGAAGTGTAGTGGTTGGTAAAATTATATGATATATTATATATCCAGCGAAACATCATCCTGATGATGGAGATGATCATCCTGCTGGGGGGGATTCATATATCATATATCATATAATTTTTTTTGTCCTGCCTCCCTGTCCTGCGTTTATATAGTGTCTTTATATAGTAATTTGTCACCACCTGCTATGGAAGATATGCAGGATATATAATATATGATATACCCCGTGAATTACAGAAGCCCAGATAAAAATTTTGATAAAAAACTGAGGTTGATAGTATATTTAAAATAATAATAACCCCCGAAAAAAAATCCCTTAAATTTCAGGGGTATGAATGAGTTAGGTATAATATTTAATACGGTATTACCTAAACCCGTCTGGAAACACTCACGATTTAAGTGGGCTGTGTTCCAAGACCACTATCAAGCATTAACACTTTAGCACTTGGTTATCGGTGTGTTAAACCTATCAAGAATGACTTGACTTATTGCTTTCTGCTTGATAACAATAGTATAGTGTAACTTCAATATATGTGTTTATATTAGTATAGTGTACTATACTAAGTATAATTACTTGGTGATCTTGGTGTACTTGGCACAATATATATAATTAATAATGTATAGAGAGGTATGACAAACCCAAACTACAAAAAAGGATTTGAAATCTTGTCTGAATATTTTGATTCAATCGCAGACGAAGAAAAAGAATCCGTAGATCGAGAATTAAGGAAATGTGGATTATAATGGCAATATCCCATTTTTACAAATCTAAAGCCCGAAAAAGACGTTGGGGAACTTGGTGTGGACAATGCCGAGTAGAATTAAAATCGGGTGATCAACTTATGCGTGAACAACTAGATTATAATTCGTATGGGTGTATGCAATATAACGAATATTGTATGAAGTGTTATAACAAAATATTACCCAAAGAAATAAAGAAAGAAGCAACAGAACTTGAAAAAGAAATCAAGTGGAAACAAAAGAAATTGAGAGGATTAAAAAAGGGTGTTATTATAACCCCTGCTTAATCTTTTTTTATTACAAAGATATATATTGAAGTATTGGTATTAACTAATATGGTAGTTAGAATGAATAACCCAAGAGAAAACGACTATGATATATTTTGTGACGATTGTGGAAGCGAGGAAATTTGCGATCACGAATATGGAATAGGTAATGATATGCAATCGATAGATTATTGTATAAGTTGTTGTGCTGAATGTAATGCTAATCCAAACCATGAAGATATGAGGAATGATTTAGATTGATTTCTGTACAAGAACAAATAAAATTTGCAAAAATTCCATATACAAAAAAAGAGATAGAGAATTTTAAAAATGACGACTATCCTGAATATGAGCTTTGGTGTGATTGTGGAAAAAAAGTAATGATAGGTTCTGACTTTTTCTGTTGGGAATGTGACAAAAAAGAGGACTTGAAATAATGCCTGACGTAAATTATCTTATAGATTCATATATTGCTTCACGATATGAGCCTGAAATTATAACAGGTAAAGACGATAACGGTAAATATGAAATATGTAATGGTTGTAACCAAAGAATATATGAATGTGATACAGTTTTACCGCTTGAAGATTGGTGTAACAAATGTATGTACGGAGAAGAAAATTGAAAGATTGTCCTGTATGCAAATCAAAAATTAATAATGCTCGATATATTTTTGTAATGGAAACTATATCAAACCCCAAAAAATTAGAAGCATGGGTTGAAGGAACTTGGACTTTTGAAAAATATATGGAATCAAAATGATTTGTTCTGAATGTAAAAAAGAAACATTTGTAGGTAACTTGAGATTTTATTATATGAGAGGATTTATATGCAGACTTTGTGATAGTATAAGAAGGTAAATGTCACAAAAATTAATTTATAACTTATGTAAAATGTGTGGAATACCACAAGGTAGAAAGTTAAACTCAATGTGTTGGGAAAAATATAACGTGTGTTCTAAATGTTGGAAAGTAAATTATAGAATTACAGAAGTAAAGAATTTGAAAAAAAGAGAAATACAAAGTTGTAAAGTATGTGGTCTAGTTAGAACCAATATATATAACAAGGCAAAATGTTGGGAAAGTGATTTATGTGGAATATGTATAACACCTGTTACTAAAATTATTAAATATAAAAAGAAAAAAGTTTGTCAATGTGGAGAGGTTATGGTTAGATTAAATTATTATAAAAGGGGAGTTCATGTAGGAACAAATTTTAGAGTTTGTACTAAATGTTCATATATATCAATGGATCGTAATAGTAGATATAATATTGCAACATTAATGTAATAAAAAAGATTTATATTAAGGAATGAGTATAGTATAATATGAATAATATATTAGATGAAAATTCTATATCAGATGAAGATTCACATTATATACAAAATGAAATTGAACATATAATAGAAGAATTGAAACAAGATCCAAAAAATGAAGAAATTTGTAAAGTATTATTAGATATATTAGATATGATACCATGTAGTTGCGGAGAAGAATATGAATAGAGAAGATCGATTACACTTGAAAGTAATAAAGGATATATTAAAAACTGCTAGAGATACAGCGGAAAAAGATTCAAGTATAACAACAAGTATGGAAGATAACGCATATTATAACGGACTTGCCGAAGGATATGCACACGCTTTTGAACTAATAAGGAGAATAAAATGAGAGAAATTCCCCATGATTATCATTTTAAAATGGCAATAACTCTTACAAACTTTGTTGATTATTTCATAACAAGGGGTGCAACTAAAGAAGATATTCAATATATGTTTAAAGATATAGTAGAAAAAATATATGAAGATAAGGAGAATTTGAAATGATATGGCTTAAAGAATTAACATTACATTCATGGTGTAAAGAAAATAAAATTAAATGTAATTGTATAACGTGTATAAGTAAAGAGAATTTAAAATGAGGTGTAAGACTTGTTTAAGAACTTACAAATCCTGTGGGTGTAGTGGTCGTCATTGTTGGGATAAACAACAATGTAAGGATTGTCATTACTTAGGACATTATTATAGCAGGAGTATAATATATTGATTAAGGCAAGAAAATTATTCCTTGTTCCTAGTCTAAGTATGTTTCTATTACTTATCCCGTTTATTGGTATATTTCTAACTGCACTTGTATGTTATATATGGTATGATAGAAATACAGCACAGATACATTCATATTTCAGGGGTGTTAATTATGAACAGAATGAAACAAGTGACGAGGAATTGGAGAGTTTAAAATAATGTATATTGAAGAAAGAATTACAAAGTTAGAAAATGTAGTGAATGATATATTATCTAGATTGCCATGTACACATAATTATCCAGCAGATGAAGATTGGATATATGATGGTGAATCAGAAAATAGAGTATTTATTTGTAGAAATTGTGGAGAAGAAGTATAATGGAAATTCAATGTGAAAATAAATGTGGAAACCTTACAATAGAGGGAAGAAATATATGTGAGGAATGTATAGAGATTGAGAATGACAGCAGATAGTTTTGCAGGAAGTTCTTGGATTCAAGGTGCAAAGTATGACAGCGAAACACAGCGTATGCAGATATATATGAGTGGTGGAAGCGAAGTATATGAGTGTGAGGGAGTAGATCCTGATACTTGGTCACAATTTAAAATGGCAAAGTCAAAAGGTGCATACTTTAACAAGTATATAAGAGGACAATTTGATTCAAGTGCTATATAAGTAAATGCTTATATATAAACTGATTATATAAGTGTTAGTGACAATTAAAGACGATATAAATATTATAAAAATAAAATGTGGTCAGGTTGCACTTGGTAATGGTCGTTGTTGGATTTGTAACTGTATAACTGCTAAACGTGGAATGACCGTTCACCATTTGTGGTATCTAAAGAATAATGATATAATATATAAAAACTACCCAAAAAATGATGCAGGAACTTTAGAATATTATACTGAACTATATCCAAAGATAGTAGCAAATCCCAAACGATTTATGTATTTGTGTAATACCCACCATTTTACATTGGAAAAGTTTTGTAGGTTTGGCGACAAAATATATAACAAAATGTCAATCGCAAGAAAAATGACAAAGACCTAACCAAAACATCTATATAGGGCAAACAACGTAGATGAACGTGGACTTTCCAACTAAAAAATATGATATAATATATTGTGATCCTGCTTGGACATATAATGATAAGGCATTGGCAGGTAAGCGTGGAGCAGAATGTAAATATAATGTAATGTCATTACAGGAGTTAAAGGATCTTAAAGTGGAAAGTATTGCAAGTGAGAATAGTATAATGTTTATGTGGGTAACTTTTCCAAAACTTATTGACGGAACTTGTATGGAAGTAATGAAAGCATGGGGGTTTACACCAAAGACTTGTGCATTTAATTGGGTTAAATATTATAACAATCTTAATCCATTTATGGGAATGGGCAGGTGGACTAGAGCAAATAGTGAGATCTGTATATTGGGAACAAAGGGTAAACCAAAACGAATGTCAGCAGGTGTAAGACAAGTGGTTGAAACAATATATGAACCTGAACTTATACAAAGTGTTCCTGAAAGACACAGTAAAAAACCTGATGTAGTAAGAGATAGAATAGTAGAACTATGTGGAGATATTCCAAGAATTGAATTATTTGCAAGAGAGTTTGCAGAGGGTTGGGATTCATGGGGTGACGAACTATGACTTCTGTATGGGGAAATAAGTTAATGTTTGGTGGGTATTCAGGACTTAAACATACAGCAGATAAAATTAATGATTATATACCAACTTCAAAAATATATGTCGAACCATTTGCAGGATTAGGAAGAACTGTTGAACTTAGACATGACAAAATAATACTTAATGATATGAGTGAATATGCAGTTAATTATTTAAAAAATGAATATGCAGAATATTCTGAAACTTCTGAATTTCCTATAATAGTAACACAAGAAGATTATATGGAATGTATTAAAAAATGGGATAGTGAAGATACATTTTTCTTAATAGATCCACCGTGGCGTTTTACCTGTTATGACTCACACCATAACGCTTTTTGTGACAGAAAACCAATGGAATACTATTCAGAATTATTAGATGTTGTAGATGATTTGAAAGGGGATTGGATTATATGTAGTGCAAAAGACGAACATGAGATTAAAAAATGTTTGACTAAATCCAAATGGAATTGTAAAGTTGTTTCTAGTGATAAGAAGGTTATATTTGGAAAACACGCTAGAACGTTACTTTGTTCTAACTTATTTGAGGAAAATGAACTATGAGATTATGTGAAAATAAATATCCCTCTCATATAATAAGGATAAAAGAAAGTCATGCTTATTGTTTGACTTGTGGAAAAATATTCAAGGAAGTTGAATATTAATGAAATGTATGTTATTATCGTGTGTGTTTCAAGCACGAAAAATTATATTAAAATTCTATGAACCAACAACTAACAAAATTATAATGGTAGAGAATACCGACTATAAACAATCCTGTTATATAAAAAGAGAGGAAGCAACAAAGTTGCAGGGGATGATGGGTATCAACAATATACAGGATGTCGATATATATGATATAGTAAAGGATGAATCCCGTGAAATGTCAAAGGTTAGTGTGGATAATCCAAGTGTAATATATGAACTGAGAGATTCAGGCAAGTGTTGGGAAGGAGATATAAAATATTACCAAAGTTTCTTGTATGATAATAAATATATCGTTGGAACTTGGTATGAAGTGAATAATAACGAAATTAAATCTCTAAAATATAATGAGAACAAGTTTAATCTTAAAAATATAGATATGGATTCTGTTGTTGATACTGAATTATTTAGTGATCAAGTTACAAAGTGGGCTAATCTGCTTGGTCAAGATATACCAAGTATAAAACGACTTGCGTTTGATATTGAGGTGGAAGTAGGAGATACAATGCCTGATACAAGCAAGGCACTTCAAAGGGTAACTGCTGTATCATTTCATTCTGACGATAGAAAGCAAGTATATACCCTCAAGCGACCAGAAGTGGCTATGGGAGAGGAAGATATAGGTAGAGATTATGAAATTATATGGTTTGATGATGAGAAAGAACTGTTAAAACAGGTATTTGAAGTAATAGATTCTTACCCTGTTGTACTGACATATAACGGTGATATATTTGATATGCCTTACCTGTGTAACAGGGCTAACGTACTTGGACTAGAGTATAACCCATTTAAAATGATGAAAGAAAAGGCTACCTTGAATAATGGTATTCATATTGACTTGTATAGTGTATTTTCAAATCGTTCCCTCAAAATATATGCCTTTGGTGCAAAGTATATCACAGATAAACTAGATGATGTGAGTGAAGCCATGCTTGGAGAGAAGAAGGTGGAATATACGGGTAGTCTTGCTGATATATCATTGAATTTACTGAGCAAATATTGTTATAACGATAGCAGATTGACCTATGAACTTTCACATTATCACAACGACTTGGTAATGAATCTGTTGGTTATATTGTGCAGGGTGGGTAATATGCCTATTGACGATATATCAAGGCTTAGTATATCTAATTGGATTAAGAGTATGTTTTATAATGAGCATAGGATAAATAACCAACTAATACCCCGAAGTGTAGACTTTCCTAGAATTGAAGGAACAACTACTGCGGGTGTGAAAGGCAAGAAATATCAGGGTGCAGAGGTATTAGAACCTGTAAGTGGTATTCATTTTGATGTTACCGTACTTGACTTTGCAAGTCTATATCCAAGTATAATAAAAACTCGAAATATATCATACGAAACAGTATGCTGTTGCCATGAAGAATGTAAAAATAATATAATACCTTATACTAAACATTGGTCATGCACAAAAAAGATTGGTATGGCATCACTATTGATTGGATCACTAAAGGAACTAAGAGTAAATCATTTCAAGGTGTTAAGTAAGACAGGTAAAACACAAAAAGACCGTGATATAAACAATACTATTGCACAAGCACTTAAGGTATTTTTAAACGCAAGTTACGGTGTGATTGGTGCTGAAACGTTCTCGTTATATTTCCTGCCAACTGCCGAAGCTGTAACTGCTGTTGGTCGTGATATAATTTCAAAGACGATAGAAACTGCCAAAACCATAAGTCTTCCTGTCCTTTATGGAGATACTGATTCCGTTTTTGTCCACAAGCCAACCACAGATCAGGTTGATTATCTTATTGATTTTTGTAAAAATCATTATTCTATAGATTTAGAGATCGACAAAGAGTATAAATATTTGGTTTTAAGTGACAGAAAGAAGAATTACTTTGGTGTCAAGAAAGATGGTAGTCTAGACATTAAGGGTTTGAGTGGTAAAAAGTCAAATACACCCCCCTTTGTGAAGCGATTGTTTAATGATGTACTAGAGAAAATCAAGCCTATCGAGAGTATGTCTGATTTCTACGAGGTAAAACAAGAAGTTAGTTATGTTATAAAAACTGTAATAGACAACTTTGATACTATACCACTTGATCAGTTATCATTTAAAGTAATGATTGCCAAAGAACCTTCTGAATATAAGACAAAACCACAGGCGGTAAAGGCGGGAGAACAGTTGGGTGATGTGCAGAAAGGACAATATGTAGAGTTTGTAAAAACATGGAAAGATCCCAAAGTATGTCCACTAAGTATGGCAACCCATAGTGATATTGACAAGGTAAAATATATGGAAAGTTTAGAAAGTGTGATGAGTCAAGTGTGTGAACCGATGAAAATTAGTATCGATATATTGATGGGCAGAGGGGAACAGACCACTCTAACTCAATGGTAATGTATCTATATTGTAAATTTCCTTTGCTTTCTTTATTGGTATATATGGTATAGTTATTGGCAACCAAATTAACCCCCAACGAATCCATATCTTGATTGTGTCCTTTGAACCATACCAATTATCGTGAACAATAACTGTTGCTCTTGCACCACTTGTTCCTGCTTTGCCTTCTGGTGAATCATATAACCTTACTATATGTTGTGTTCCAACTGCATCTTGATATATAGCGTGTAATAATTCATGGGCAAGTGGCATGATGTTCTGTCGTATAATGAATGAGTTTGCTGAATCATTGACGAACATATATATCACTTTTTGACCTGTTACTCCCCACGCAATACCATCTGAAGTCTCTACTCTTAAATGACCATAATATCTCTTATATTCTTCCTGTTCTGTTACAGGTATAATATATAATGACCATGTTTCATCAAAGTTTTTCCAAGCGTTATATCCCGATAAATGAGTTCCATCGTGACCATTTAATATAATTGTACGCTGTATAATGTCTCTATATTTTTTCTCGTCAATCTTTTTGGTTTTAAATATTATCATTAGTCCTCTTTGTCAAAATTTAGAGGTTTGCATTTACATTTATCTAAACAACCTGCACCCATCGCATCTTCTGCTCTAATGACTTTATTAAATTGTTTTAATTCTTCCACGATAACCTTATATACATGATCTATTTAAATATTAAGAACAATTTTCACAAAAATGAATACTCTTGTCTTGGTTATAATTTAGACCTTTTCCATTTAAACTACCAACCATCCAAGTATCTTTGACTTCTATATATCCCGTATGCCACGGATATAATTTATTATACCCCATATTTCCACTTGTCCATGTGGTTAATTTAGTAACAAATCCTTTATTATTATCAATACACCATTGTTCTATCTTGTTTATTTCTTCTTCAATACCTATTCTATCTGAGTCATCCCACTCCATTTGCTCCCTGCGTTCCCTTAAATCTCTAAGTTTGCCCATTATCTTACCTTCTTGTACCTTTCTAAATCATTATCATATATAAGATCCCCATTATCTAACATTTTTGAAAATACCATTGGAGCATCAAGTGCATTAAATCCATCTTTCTTTGCTAGGGCATCTATGAACTCTTTCTTGTCTACGGTGTTATCTATTGACTCATCCATACATTCTCCCCAAGTTAATAGAATAGTTTCTTTCTTTGTATCTCTTGTTTTCTTGTGAGTATCGCTACTCTTGCCTGTTTCCAAGTTCATACTCATACTCTTGTAGGATTCTTTTATTATATTCTCAACAATTTCAAAGTCCTCATCACAAACTACACTACGCAAATTTGCTTTGGCACTTGCTGTGAGTAGTCGATATAACCCATGATATTGTCTCCAACCAATAGGAACACCGCTGTCAACATTTAGTGGTCGCATTTTTGTATGTAACTCATCTATTCTATCCATTAGTTCATCTGGAACTGTTGCATCAAGTGAACGTATATATTCAAAGTATCGCTGTAATTCCTCAACTGTCATATAATCTTGCTTTCTACTTTGATAACTTCTGATAAATTTTCTAATTAGTTTGTCACTTTCAGGATCATTTTCATCAACTAGAAGCCATAAAATATCAAATCGAGATACAAACGGTGTTTCCATGTCAAAGTTGTCCATAACAAGTGGGTATTTTGGGTTAAACTTACCGTTCTTTGGATTACCTGCTATGAGTAACGGACACTTTGTAGGTAATGTAAGACCACCACCTGTACCTGCCTTAGCCTGTGAGGTTGTTTGTTGCTCCATAACTTCAAGACATGAATTGTGATCTTCCTTTTTCATTTTGTCTATCTCATCTATGATACATGGGTGTCCTGTGTGTTGTGGGAAGAATCCTGCTTTTGGAATCATTGTGCCATTATATAATTTTACCATAGCAATAGTTAATCCTGCACCAGAAGTATTTCTACCAACCGTATATCCTGAACCGGGCAATAATTTATACATCTTTAGTAATAGATCTGACTTGCCTAATTGAGCATCTCCCAATATACCACAATGGATAAGGTCACGCTTACCATTAAGACTATTACCACCACAAGCCCATAGGATTAATGACTCTATTATTTTAGGGTTAATGTATATATCAGGTGCAATAGAGGCAGTTACTCTCTCAAATATATTGATTTTACTCCACTTGTCTATCTCCTGCTGACTAGGCATACAACCCTCTTTTTGTTCCAAGTCTTTCATGTGATTTATCTGAAATACAATATCATTATATGCACTCTTTGGTTTTGGTATTGAACGGAATCTTGCTACTACTGTTTTTCTATCTCCAATAAATGCTTCCCCCACATCTTCATCAGTAATCTCTGCATCAAACTCTATTGGTGTGGCATTTCTAGCAGTTTCTAGGAACTCTTGTATTCTCATTTGCTGTATATATGCTGTAATCTTTGTACTCTCATCTATATCGTATGCTCTTTTATCATTCATACAATATGGTATTTGTAATATATGCAAGTCATCACAAAATACTTTCTTGGAAGCACCACATAATGCACAACTACAATCTGCTGAAACCGTATAAGTCATACGTTCTCCTACTGCTGTGATCATACAATCAAACTCTATTGGTTTGTTCTCATAGGTAGGTGTTATATCCTGCATTGTTAGTTTAAGTGGAGCATTTGAAAGTTTCTCAACAACTGACCTTGCATCTACTATGTGCTTTGTCATGTTTTTATGTTCTGCTTTTTCTGCTTGTGATATAATTAAACTTAATTCTGACTCTGGTAATGGTGGGGTATGTTTTTGGTTTAAGTTGTCTATCTCTAACTTTAATGCTTCCCCAAATAATCCCTTATCTCTTATAAGATAACAGGCGTACTTGAAAGTAGCATCGTTTCTACCACCTTCTGATATACCCCCCTCTATTTCCTCTACAGGCTTGGTTTCAACATTGAATCCCATCTTTGATAGGTGTTCTTTTAGTTTCTGTATGCTTATGTCCATAATTGGTGATTCATTTATTGCTGTGTATATACTGCCATTTGGGTGTACACTTGTTGGTGCAAGTACATATCCCCCTTGTGACTTTATATCAATGTGTCTTCCCCTTTTATCATCTAGTTTTTTATTTGGTGGTGGGAATCCATGAAAGTGATAATATATATGATAACCCTTACCTGTTTTAACTGTAAATGTATTCTTTATTTCCTCTGGGTAATCGTCATATAATGTTGTATCATCCAAGTCAACAACAAAAACATTACCACTTGAACGACCACATATAACTCCTACATTACAACTATCAGGGTAACTACCCGTGTATTTGTCCTCTTGGAACTGCTTCCAATTAAGACCACCAATAGGCTCTTTGGACTTTGGTTTAAGTGGAATGAGATTGAATCCCATTTCTTTTAGTTTATCTATGTTCATTTTAATCTCTCCTTAATTATATCACAATATTGAGAACTTATCTCTATACCTATATATTCTCTATTTAATTCTTTTGCTATCTTCAATGTAGTTCCACTTCCAGCAAACGGATCTAATACCATATCCCCCTCATTAGACCATGATAATAAATGATCTCTTACCAATGATTCAGGAAATATTGCAGGGTGTTCAAATGCTATTTTATCTTTAGTTGACAACATATATCCCTCATTAATATTCCAAATGTTATATCTTAATCCATATTCTTTTGTAATATATGTATTATAGTAATTTATTTTATTAGTATTTTCATCTCTACTATGAGTTGTCTTAGGTTTTCCTACACTTTTATTTTTTCTATCTTTTATTAGATTTATTGTCTTAGGTTTTCCTTTACTTAAAACAAACATATATTCAAACTTTTGAAAATATCTAGTTGGATCAGGTAATGATGATCCTTTCTTAGAATATATCATTGTGTCATGTATGTTAAAACCTAATTCTTTAAAATATAAAGCCTGTTGGAATGAAATACCTGATTCAGTTGTTCCGTTTATTTTTCCTTTTATCACACTATCTGACACAACCCATATAACCACACCACCTTTTTTCATAATTCTAAAAATCTCTTTTGCTACTCCCTCAAAGTCAAACGAATATCCGTTATATGCTCTTAATTTTTCATAAGGTGGACTTGTTATAATAATATCTATATTTTCATCTGAAAGTTTTTTCATTTCCTCTAAACAATCCCCATTAATTATTGACATACTTTACGAATTATCCTATCATTCAACCCACATATAACCCTACTCATTTCATAGAGTTGTTCTTTAGTTGCACTTTTAATAAACTCATTCCATTCCTCATCTTCTGCCACAAGATCCTTTTCATCATTTAGGTTCTGTATATATTGTTTGACCGCCTTGCAAATTTCTGTTGATAATGGTTTGTTATTTGCTTCTGAAATAACTTTAAGTTGATCTAAATATTCCTTATATCCATTGTTTACATACAGATTAATTGTCATCTAAATATTCCCTTACCTTCTTATCTACCAAGTCAAATATAGTAGTTTCTATTTCCAACTTGTTAATTGCTAGTAATGGCAAACCTGCCAAGAAATATTCTTCATTACGCTGTTCTGTATCAGCAAACTTTTTGTCATGCACCCCACCATCAATTTCAACTATTAGTATAATCTTTTTTGTTTTCTTATCTATTAGTATGAGATCAGGATTTCTAGGTTTGTATTTTATATTACCGTTAAATGTTTCCTGATACCCAACATATTCCCCCGTTATTTTATTAAACAATACATACCACTCACGTTCCACTCTGTATTTTGTGGTTTCACGAAGGAACTGACCAATATCTACAAGTTCTACATCATCATTTTTGTATGAAAAGAATGACTTTGCCTGATTATTTTTTGCCTTACTCATTTCAATTTTAAACCCCTTATGGTATTATAAATGTTTCTAGGATCTAATCTTGATCCATAGTGATCATGTATTCTTCTAATTATATATTTCCACATTATTCCATGCAGAAAGAACAACACCCATGACAATGTTACAAACAGGTCTTGGTTGTTGTTTAGTGCATTATTACCTGCTATCATAAGTGTAGCCTTGTGAATTAATATAGCAGTAGGAGCTGCGATTGCAGCTGTCTGTATGGATTCTAACAAAGAATGTTTCTTAGTCTGATTCATATTCTTTTTTACATTTGTTTATATGGTAGCTAACTTTTTTAAAATCTTCTCTTGTTGAGTAGAAACTAGATTCTTCTGGTTTCCATCCACAATATTTACATTTAACACCCAATATCATCACCTACTTTTACCAAAATCCATCCTTTTCTTTCATATTTTGTGTTTTTGAATGTGAACATGGTTTGATATAATTTGGTAAATCTAATAAGTCTTTTGGTAATACCCCTCTATTTACCATTTCTTCTATGTGAAGTAAAGCCTGTAAGTTCCAAATAGCTGCAATTAAGTGATCCTCATCTCTGTGTCCTTCTAGGAACTTGTACAAATGTCTCATCCCCGAATCCATATATACAGATAATGGCATACCTTTTTCCCAATTCCTGTCGTTATATTTTTCTGCACCACGTTGCAGTAACTTTGCCAATCTGTCAATCATTATGGGCGATATAAGATCATATCTGCCCTTGTCAGTAACAACATCTCTTTGAGCTCCCGTATTGAATTGTCTTCTTTCCCCGCTGTCCTTAGTTATAAAATTACTCAATTCAATCGTTCCTTAATTCCTTCATAATGTGTTGGGTTAATTTCAATTCCTATATATTTTCTTCCTAGTCTTTTTGCTACAACTAATGAAGTTCCACTACCAGCAAACGGATCTAATACTACATCTCCCTCTTTTGATCCTCTTTTGATCATTTTTTCTGCAAGTGATTCAGGCATTTGTGTAGGGTGTACTCTTTGATCTTTTGATATATTATGTGGAATATTCCATACAGAAGTTAAAGGATCATGTTCTCCATCTTCATAATAAATTGTAATATCATCTGTCTTTGATAAATGATATATGATTTCATAATCTAAATGAAATCTTGCTTTTGTAGAATCAAACGAACCACTATATTTCCAAATTATATATGATTTAAATTTGAATTTCTGAAATGACTCAAGTCTTTCAATCCAATGAGGTGTAATTAAAGTTTTTTTAGAAGTACCAGATTTTATATTAAAATAAAATTGTCCTGTTGGTTTTAACACTCTATAAATTTCATTAAAGAATCTGTCTAAAAAATCAGAATATAATTTAAGAAATAAAATATCTTTACCTTTCATGGCATACCCTGCACCCTCAATGTTATCGTAAGGAGGACTTGTAATGATTAAATCTATAGAGTTATCAGGTATATCTTTGATCTTTTCAAGACAATCTCCTAATATTATTTCATTCAATCTTTTCTCCCCACATATTTTCCAATGTTGTTTTTATCTCAGCAGAAGTATGACCTGTATGCTCATACCCCATTAGTTCCTTAATTCTTACATAGTTATAAAATGCTATCATAAACTCGTTGCCACTTGCCATAGGATCAACAATCTCCCAACCGACACCAGCGATATATATCAAAGGCTCTACAGAGAATCTTGGCTTACCTGCTATTCCATTTGTTTTAATTGGTGCTAAGGTTTCAGAATGGAATGTTGCCTTTGTCATTTGTATGTGCTTGTGTTCCCGTGTAGAAATATCTGACATATTAAATAATAAATAAATGATAATATAAGTGTTTAGAAACTTTGTTTGATGTCTATACCAAATTGTTGTTGGTCTATTGTTGCTCCTGCGTTATTAACAAATTCAATTTCCCCAATCCAGTTACCTGCATTTGCTAATGTTCCTTGACTACTTCCTGAAATTGTAAACAACATGATACCGTTTGCCCTGTCACTAAAGGTTGCATTTATTGTAGCACCTATCTGTGTTCCATCAGGCTTGTATATTTTTACCGTTGAAGAAGCATATAATGTTGTACTAGAAAGATCCTTTGCAAGACCTGTATCAGGATCTAATATAGTGAGTTGTAGTGACTTTGTAGTTCCTACGTTTACCGTAAAGGTTACCCCGAAATCTTGTCTTCTTGTACTCATGTATTATTTCCCTCACTTGTTGAATCGCCCTCGTCACTATTAAGGTTTATTGACTTTGTTGCATCGTTTAGTTTTAGAGTTCGTTTCTGAATCAACATGGCAAACTTTTCACCTACATTGTGCTTGAGTATTTTAGCAATAGATATTGCACTTGTAATACCGTGTTTTAATACAGCGTTGTTTATAATTGAACCTACTATGTTATGTTTGAGTACAAGTGTATTTACAAGTGTGCCTCTTATATTGTGTTTAAGTGATGTTACATTTACAAGGATTCCTCGTATATCGTGCTTCAATATATGGAAAGCCCTTGATGGTGCTATAACACTATGTTTCAATATTATATTGTTAGTAAGACCAAAGTTGATGTTGTGTTTAGCAACTGTAAAGTTAGAAGTAAACTTGTTTATGTTGTGGCTTAATATATGGTTACTTACGAGTATTCCTCTTATGTCGTGTTTCAATATATAATCTACAACAACCTTACCCCCAAGATTATGTTTCAAAATTACATCTTTGATTACACCGTTGTACAACCAATGTTTGAATATTGTGTTCACAGCGATAAACTTTCTCAAGTTGTGTTTGGCTACTGTGGATTTGGTAATTGCCTCTATAACCTGATGTTTTAATATACTGCTGACAATAACCATTCCACCCATGCTGTGTTTTAATATGATTGAGTTTATGATCTTGGCTCGTATATCGTGCTTCAATATATTGGAGTTAATTATACCCTCTATGATCTGGTGTTTTAATATGGCAGAGTTGATTATCTTTTCTATTATAGTGTGTTTTAATATAATATTGTTTACAGTTGCACTTCTCAAGTTGTGTTTTAATATATTTGGTTTTACTATTGCACCTCTTATATTGTGCTTTAATGTGTCTGCATTGTTGCTTATTTCTATTCCTGTGGTGTTATCCTCTATTGTCAATCTGGTAGAGTTGTCTTCTATCGTAAGATATTCAATAGTTTTAGCAACAAGGGTTCGTATATTGTGCTTGAAACTTGTTATAGGAATAATCTTTTGAACTAAATTGTGTTTCAAAATATTAAACTTTACTGCTACACCATAGTTGTAGTGTTTTAATGTCTTACTAACTCTCATAAACTTTCTAATGTTATGCTTTAGACCAATATCTTTTATGATAGCCTCTATGACCTGATGTTTTAATATATCAGAAACAATTACCTTTGCTATAACCTGATGTTTCAATATATCTAGGTTTACTATTTCTGCTCTTATATTGTGTTTTAATATATTTGGCTTTACTATTTCTGCTCTTATATTGTGCTTTAATATATTTGGCTTTACCACATTTGTATCAATATTATGTTTTGCCAATACCGTGTTGATTATCTTTTCAATTAAGTTATGTTTTAATATATTTTCATTAGTAATTGCACTTCTCAAGTTGTGTTTTAATACATCTAATTTTTCTGCACTTGAATTTATATTGTGTTTTAACGTATCCCCATTGTTTCTTACTGTCAATCCAGTTGCATTGTCCTCTATTGTTAATTGGGTTAAATTATCTTCTATTGTAAGATATTCTATTGCTTTAGCAACAAGCAAATTTATATTGTGTTTTAATACATTTTGATTAATAACAGAGCCAATAACACCGTGCTTGAATATTAACTCTTTAATTATTGTATCATTGATATATAGACCTGTAGTGTTATCTTCTATTGTTAATTGTGTAGAATTATCTTCTATAGTTAAATAATTTTGAACCATTTAAGGTCACAACTCTGTCCATGTGTCAGTTGAAGCAGTATAAATATAATGCTTGTTAGTGTCAGTCTCCTCAAAGATTAGTCCGTCTTGTATTTTTGCAGATGATGGTGTTTGTCCTTCTGAACCTAATGCTGATACATTTGTTCCTGTATCATAATCTCCACTAGCATTGGAATTATGGAAGTCAATTCGTGTAACAGTTACATCTGGACTTGGGGTAAATTTTAGAGCCTGTTGTTTTATTTCAGGTGCGTGTGTTATTGGTTTAACTGAACAGTTTGCATGAATACCTAGTTTAGTATCACCTGTAGGTGAACACAAATATACAACCATAAATTCATCTCCTGTGTCCAATCTTTGCAAGTTCCAATTTGAACCACTTGATGTAAAGTCAGTACCAAAGTTATCTGAACCTTCCCTAGAATATACAGGATAACCATTATCATTTAATGTACAAGTTGACTCGGCATTACTACCTGACAATATCTTATGAAACATAAAAAAATCAAACTTACTTGCAGTAAATGATGTAATATCACAATCATCACCAGCACTTCCCAATGTTGTACTTCCTAATTTTCCCCAAGGCATTAGTCAGAACCCCACACTTTGATGAATGAATCTGCTCCCATATAGTTAGATGTGCCTACTGATCCACATTGAACGCTAGTTATTTGGTCAGATGTGTTAGTCCATTTATTGACACATTCAAATCTTGCAGGTGCAACAGATTGACTAGTTGTCCACCCCGAAGCAGAATATACTATTGAGAATTTTTCCTTTGATGTTGTGTTAATCACAAACATATTTGTATATAATCCTGTTACTGAACCACTTCCAGATATATCATGGTTAATGATTGAACCATTACTACCTGTTAATTGATAGTCAGAACCTGCACTATTTGTTGCAGGATTTTTACCATTGGTATTGCTTCTACCTGCGTGTTCTTGACCTGTTGTAACATTGTTATAGTAAACATAACTATTTCCACCACTAGGTTTTGCAGAATTATAAATCTGAATCCACAAATATTTCTTTGCTGTGAATGTTCCTGAATCAATTAAATCGTTTGCACTTGATAATTCTACACTTGCCAATTCCTCCCAGAAATTATCAGTATGCGTATCGTCTTCATCCCAATAAAGCACGACCATCTCAGAACCTGAATTTAATGAACCACTTCCAACTGTCATATCCATTCTATTTATTACTGGATTTGTACTGCCATCATCATATTTGTTTACAACCTTTACTCTTGATGGTGAATTATTACCTGTTCCACCTTCTTGTATAACCCAATCACGAATAACAGGTTTTGGCTCTCCTGCAAGATTTGCAATATATTCAACTGAAAAATTATCTCCAGATACATATCCAGAATTACCCCAAGGCATACCTGTTTCTGATGTTGAATTCCATAAACTTCCACCATTTTGAGAACGCCTTCCCGAATAATTACTGCCACTATCATTGTTAAATCTCTCATAAAGCCCTGTGTTTCCTGACCATGATTTTAACACCATATAATATCTCTTATCAGGTATGCTGGAAACTGTAATTGGTGCTGTGTTGCTTCCTAATGTATGTCTACTGTATTCTTTCCAGCCACCTGTTCCTGTATATGGAGCTCCAGTATTGAATCCTGTAGATGTGGTACGTTCAGTACTTGTTCCTCTTACCCTATTACCAGCTAGCCAATCTACCATTTTAACTCTACCTCTTTTCCACATCCACAAGTTATAAAGATACTAGCGTACTCGTTCCTGTTGGTCATGGTACTACCACATGAATCACAAGTTCCCTTTTTAAGATGAACATAGTTCCAACATGGCTCACAGTAGTGATAATGATTGACGATATATGAGTCATATTCTATAGCAGATAGGTTTACTACTTGGCACTTGTCACATGAGTATTTCTCCCCCTCGTTTAAGTGGTCATAGTATTCTTGGCTCATTGTGGCTTCGTTACTCCTTTTGCCATAAATCCTTCACTTCCTAACTCATCTAGTCCTATTCTGGATAGAGCATCTTGGTGTGAATCTTTAAACTCATCTGCCATTTCATCTAGGAATTGATACATATCTCTTATAGTTACCTTTGCTGAGCTATTAATTTTTTCCTGTATTAATACTAGATATGACCTTGTTCTTGTCTCTGCTAATTGTGGGTGTATTCCAAGTTGCTCCCAATATTCTACAGCAGCTTTTGATACCCTTCCACCTGCTGATAGGTCTTGTATTGCTATACGAAATGATGAACGAACCATGTTTGCAATCTCTTGTTTCTCAAAGTCTTTCTCATTCCAGTTGTCTGGTATGTTGTTATTCTTTTTTATGGAATCATACATATCTTGGAACATACCTATTTCCCTAAGTGATGTGTTCATGGATATTGTGATAGATTCAATTTGTGAGGAATATTCATCAACGGTTAGTCTAGAATGTTTATCAGTTAATTTGGATAATCTCTCTACAGTTAGTTTTTTCTTTTCAATTTTATAGTATGCCTCTTGTATGGCTTTATACTTTTTATCTATCTGTGCAAGACATTGTTTCATTCTGGATAATGGTGAGTCACTAATCATCTGCATAGTTTGTAGGGAGTAACTGGATTGTGATGTAGAGTGACCAATTATACTACTACCCCTCTTATACTCTGGAAGTCTTGCTTTAATCTTTGCAATTTGTTTTTTATCAAGTGTAGCAATCTCTGTTACCTGATTGAATATTTCTATATCTGTCATTGACCGTCACTCAATCCTGTTGTTGAATTTCTAGCTGCTGTCAAATCTCCAAAGTCAGTTGCGTTACCTAAAGTTGCTATTGTGATATAATCTATTGTTGTAGCAACATTAGATGAACCACTAGAAGTTTTACCACCTCCAAATACACCTCTAGTAGAATCTCCAGCTTGACCACCATCTGCCCTTCCTTGTGTCAAATCTCCAAAGTCGGTAGCATTAGCTGGTGTTGCAATAGTAATATATATTATAGTATTATTATAACCACCTGATGCAGTACTTCCACCTATTGCAAATACACCTCTAGTTCCATTTGATATAGTTCCACAATGTCCTCCATAAGAACCTGCTGACATAGTTCCAAAGCTTACAGCATTAGCTAGTGTTGCAATAGTTACATAGTCCATAGTAGTTTCTCCACTTTCTCCACCCAAAAATACAGCTTTAGTTTTATCGCTAGTTGCTCCACCACCTTTTCTTGCAACTGTCAAGTTACCAAAGTCTGTAGCGTTACCCAAAGTTGCGATAGTAATATAATCTATTATATTTACTTTAGGACTTTCTCCACCTGCAAACAAACCTCTAGTATCACTACCTGCACCAACAACACCAGAACGATATGATGTTGTACTATTTCCAAAGTCTACAGAATTTGATGTGGTGGCTATTGTGATATAATCCATAACGTTAGAATAACCTGTATCATATCCACCACAAAATACACCTCTAGTATCATTTGCAACTGAACCTAATGATCTCCTACTTACTGACATATCCCCAAAGTCAGTAGCATTACCTAAAGTTGATATTGTAATATAATCAATTACATCTACATTAGAACCATTATATCCACCACAAAATACTCCTCTAGCATCAAAATATCCTCTAGTCCAAGTAGCAGGTAATGTAATAGTAGCTGGTACTGAATCAAATACAGCAACAGGAACAAGTGCAGTTGGCAATCCATCATCTGTCCAAGCACCTGATGGGTTATTACCATTAATATCTCGAACATTATAAACTGTAAATTCAAATCCAGTTGGTGTTGTACTAGGGTGTTTCTCTCCAATAGCCAAATAATCTCCTGATGTGTCTGTTCCAAGATATTCAATGTAAACTCTATCCCCATTTGCCAATGAAACAGCAGTAGGAAGTGTGAATGTTACCCACTCAAATGATGTTCCTATGGTTGAAGCTGTAACTCCTGCACTTGTTCCCTTGAGAACTCCTGCTGAATCCTCAACTTTCATGTAAGCACTAGAACCAAGTGTTCCAACTCTTTTTAATTGCCATTTCCCTACTTTGATATATTTACCATTATTTGCTGTTGATACTAATTCTACACCACACGCATCAGCAGAATATCCTGTTGGTGTTCCTGTAAGTTTGTTTGAAGTTGATGGTGTTGTTGTGTATGTGTAAACTGCTTCTGTTGTTCCTGTTTGTGGACTAAACCAATATCTCTTAGCAGTATCAGTTTCTACAAAGATGGAGTTGTCTTGTACGTCAGTTGGTTTAGTATCAGAAGCATTAAACTTTTGTATTCTATGATTATTCGTATCTGCAACATATACATTACTACTAGAGTCAACATCTACCCCATGTGGACTAGAAAATTGAGAGTCAGAACTGCCTGAGCTACCTGTTCCGTATGTTTGTAAGTATGTTCCACTAGAGTCAAATCTTTGTACTCTGTGGTTATTTTTATCTGCAACATATACCTCTCCACTAGAATCAACAACAACTCCAAATGGGTAATTGAATTGAGAATTAGAACTTCCTGCACTTCCATTAGTTCCAAATGTTTGTAAGTGTGTTCCACTAGAATTAAACTTTTGAACTCTGTGATTATTTTTATCTGCAACATACACATTACCACTAGAGTCAGTATCTACTCCACTTGGGTAATTGAATTGTGTATTACCTGTTCCTTCACTTCCTGTTCCGAATGTAGATTGATAAGTTCCTGCTGAGTTAAACTTTTGAACTCTATCATTCTCTGAATCTGCAACATATATGTTACCACTTGAATCAACAGATACCCCTTCTGGATTATTAAGTTCAGTATTGCCACTTCCTGCACTTCCTGTACCAAGAGTTGATTGATATGTTCCTGATGAGTTAAACTTTTGAACTCTATGGTTGTTAGTGTCTGCAACATACACGTTACCACTTGAATCAACAGCAATTCCACTTGGATAATTAAGTTCGGTGTTACCTGTACCTGAGTTACCTGTTCCTATTGTAGATTGATATGTTCCTGCTGAGTTAAACTTTTGAACTCTATGATTATATGTATCTATAACGTGTACATTACCACTAGAGTCAACAGCAACACCTCTTGGTGTATTAAATTCAGTATTGCCACTACCTGAGCTACCTGTGCCAAATGATTCTTGTAAACTTGCAGTACCAATTAATCCACTAATCCTCTTTGAATCTAAATATTTGATGGTCATATCTCTATATATTTCCCCACATATTATTTAATAAAGTTATAATGTTATTTGACATAATCACTTAATGCTCCATTATATGCAGTAGTAGTAGATGCATCTCCAAAAGATGTTGCGTTACCTGTTGTAGCGATAGTGATATAACCCATAGCTGCTGTAAATCCAACATTATCCCTATGAGAACCAAATACTCCTCTAGTAGAATCACCTGTGGCAGACATACTTCCTGATGCTGATGATAAATCTCCAAAGTCCGTTGCGTTACCTGTAGTGGAGATAGTTACATAATCAATAGTATTCACCATAGCAACTGCTGCATTAAATCCACCCATATACACTCCTCTGGTTGCATCTGAAACTGCTCCTCCTTGCATCCTTCCAACTGACAAGTTTCCGAAATCTGTGGCATTTCCTGTAGTTTGTATAGTTACATAGTCAATAATATCAACAGGGCTAGCAGCTTGTCCTCCAAAAAGAATTGCTCTTGTTGAACTAGCACAAGCTCCTGAATTATATCTTGGTGTTGTTGTTGTATCACCAAAGTTTGTAGCATTTCCAGTTGTTGCCATTGTAATATAGTCTATAACATTATCATTACTTGTTCCACTAGCATTACCACCCATGAATAACCCTCTGGTTGAATCTGAAGTTCCTGCTAGTTCCTGTCTACCAACTGACAAGTTTCCGAAATCAGTTGCGTTACCTGTTGTTTGTATAGTGATATAATCTATAACATCTGAATAACTCTCACCACCTGCGAAACACCCTCTTGTATCAGAACCAACTCCTGCACAACTTGGTCTTGCTACGGTTAAATCTCCAAAGTCAGTTGCGTTTGCTGTTGTGGATATGGTAACATAATACATAGCGTTTGAACTACCCCATGCTGAAGTATAACCTCCACCCCATATACCTCTTTTTGGTGGTGGTGGAACATATACAGTACCAAGTACAAACCATCCTTCTGGGTATTTAGTATACATCCTCCTAGTATCTGTTATCTCGGCTCTGGTGTAATCTGGTACGTCACTTACTGCTGAACCAAATGGTATTGCTTCTGCTGGAGTTACACCATCACCTAATACTGAAACATTATCTCCAGAAGCATAAGTGCTACCAGCCCAATTATGATATTCAAATGAAGTTACTACACCTGTTCCTGTCCATTTTCCCACAGCCTCCTCTCTTGTTGTTGCTACACTTGCTCCACCTGAACTTTCATGTACATTATGATTAATCCATAGTTTTTCTTCACCTGAAATATTACAGAGATATGTGACATTAAAGTGAGGATAACCTCTTGAGTCTGTAATGTATGCATCTGAGACATTTGTGTTGTAGTTTTCCGAACTTGAACCATTTACATTACGTCTTACTGCATAGTTTGAATCAGTATCTCCGTTTAGTTTGATATCAGTTCCCCCTGCTGTATGTTTACCAAGTGCCATACCAAAAACGCTGTTTGGTAATGATGAAACCGTCATGGCATTTCCACCTGCTGTCAAGGTTGTACTACCTGCCTTTCCCCAGACCATTAGTCATGCCCCCATATTTTCATTGTTCCAGTAGAACCAATATTACCTGTTGATGCTAGAAATTCAATAATATTAATCTGATTAGTTGTGTCTACCCATTTAAAAACAGTTTCCCTTCTGTGTGGTGCATTACCTGCTCCTGCTGTATTTTGTTTAACACAATTAAATATAGCTAGTTTCTCATCTGAAGCTCTATTTACAATAAACCCATTAAAGAAAACAGGTGTAGATTGTCCTACTCCGTCTAAAGTAATTTCAGTTTGTTGTGTTGTAAGAACATCTGAACCACCATCATAACTTCTCCTACCTACATAATTACCACTAGAATCTATGGTATTATTACCAACTCTAATTTGTGGAGTAAAAGCACCTGAGCTTGTAAAATATCCTTGAACCCATAAGTATTTCTTTGCTGTGAATGTTCCAGAATTAAATGAAGTAGTTGAACCTGTTGCTGTAACACTTGCTAATTCCTCCCAAAAGTTATCTGTATGAGTATCGTCTTCATCCCAGCCAAGTACGACTACCTCATCTCCTGATTGAGCTCCACCGTCTGAAAAATAAAGTTGAATAGAATTTATTGCATCATTTGCGTTATCCCATTTTCCGTATATGTTCTTTCTACCTACTTCTCCAGTTGTTCCAGATGTCCAGTTGATTGCATTTTTTGTAATCGTAAGTTTTCTTTTTCCAGATGTGTTGGCAATATACATTACTGCAAATTGAAACCTGCTACCCCCTGAACCATTATCGTATATCTTGGTTTGGCTTCCTGTACCGTAATCATTTGTCTGACCTTGATAGTAAAAACTCCAAGCATAATTGGTACTAGTATCTCCGTTGAATCTCCAATTAGAATCTGTTCCACCTGATGCATCTGCTTTTATTGGACACAACACCATATAGTATTGTTTGGGAGATGAAATTGAAACTGTTATTGTACTACTTGCACTTCCAAGTGTAGTTCTTCCTACTTCCTTCCAACCACCTGAAATAGCTGGAATAGGTGCGAAATCTGTACTAGTTCCTTGAATCCTCTCACCAGAGTGATAAGATATGGTCATGCAATTTGAACCTCAACGGCTACACCGTTCTTCCATATTTTAGTGAATACACCCTCGTTGTTAGCATCAATCTTTTTAATGTAAATATCCCTGTCTCCTACTCCTACTGAACCAAATGAACTAGCTGTACCTGCGTAAGATGTATTAGTTGTATTTGTGAATGTGTGAACAATAGTTGCTCCCCCGCCACCAGAACCCCAAACTAATCCTGTTGCTGTGGAACTATCTGCCTTTAGAACTAAGCCATCTGCTCCAACTGCTAGTCTTTGATTGCCTGTATCATAAGTGTAAACGTCACCCTTTGTAGTTAATGGACTTGCATCTACAACTGCCCAAGTATCATCACCTCTAAGGAATGTGGTTGCATCTTTAGTTCCTGTTGCTGTGAGTCCTGTTGTTGCTACTAATCCTGTTATATTAGTGGCTACTCCACTTGCAGGTGTTCCCAATGCTGGTGCTACAAGTGATTTATTTGATAATGATTGAGTTCCTGCTAATGTTGCTACTGTAGCATCTATTGCTATTGTATTACCTGTTTTATCTATTCCTGTTCCACCAACAAGATCCCCAACTCCTGAGAATTGTGAAAATACTAATGCTGTACTTCCTACTGTAATTGGATCATCAGTTGTTAATACAAATCCTTGACTTCCATTTGCTGTACCTTCTGTGATAAATGTGTACAAACCTGATGTTACTTCTGAATCTGCATCTGCATCAGTTGATCTTGCCCATGATCCACTTGCTGAAACATATATACCATTTTGTGATCCTGTTGATTGATTTTTAACTAAAACTCTATCTGTTGTGGTTGTAATGCCATCAATGGATTGTTCCCCACTTAATGTAATGTTTGCAGTTGTTGCTACTCTACAGGCATCCTTTGCATCTAGTCCTGCACTTGCTACATCTACTTGACCTTTGGTAGCTGCATCTGTAGAGGCTACACCAGCTGCTAAACCTGTTAATTTTTGTGAGTTAAATGCTACAGATGCTGAAGGTGCTGTCATGTTTGCATAACTTAATGGATCTGTTGCTAATTTTCCATTTGAAATAGAACCTGCAAGATCGCCATCTACAACTGAACCTGTTAATGATAATTTAGAATATACAATACCTGCACTTGATTTTATATCTGCGTTTTCAATGTTAGTAATAGAGTTACCTGTTCCGTCAGCATCTATTGTTGTATTTGTTAAAGTTTTTGTTCTTGCATCTACCAAGTTTGCAATACTACACTTTCTAGGATTCTTTGCACTTGTAGGATCATCTACAACGTAAACTAGATCATCTGTTGTTGGTGCTGTAATTTCTGTTAGTGCTGTTAGATCAGTCATTAATAATTACCCCCGCAGGTCATATATATCACTCCTTTGGTAATACGAGTTTTATGGTGCTTTCTTTATTACATTTTCTGCAAGTCAGTTTCTCACCATCTTGATATATGAAAACGAAATGTGGTGTTGCACACACAATGTCGTATCCCTTGCTATTTGAACCCACTATCTCTGGGCAAGTAAACCAATATCCCGGAACGCTTGAGTCAATTCCTTTAACCCATTTTTTACCTGCATCATCTGCTTCACTTTCAAAAAATCCTATAGAGTCATTCCATGTATATGATCTACCATCGCCATCATATTGTGTTGTCTTTTTAATTCTAGCAACATCTTCTTCTGCTTGTTTTTTAAGTACATCTTTTGAAGTATCTTTAGTAAAAGAAGGCATGACTATGGGTTACTATCCCCTTGTATTCCTAATGTGTAAGCATCTAATACTGCTGAAGCACTTGAACCGACAATATATTTTACCCAAATTCCTCTATAATCACCTGCATCTAAACTACCGATTGCAAGTCCACCTGCATAATTTGCAGGGGTTGTAAATGTTACAGTAGCGGGTACTGTTTCTTCATTTGTTAGTCTGGTAGTTGCAACGTTTTTAGCTTCTGTAACTAGAGCCATAGCAACGCTGGTATCACCAGAGTTAGTTTGTGTGTCAATGTAAAATTTAGGAGAAATATATGTGAGTGTTGCGTGTTCATTTTTGTAATAATAGTTGTGATATATAGTAATACCAGATGAGGCTTCTGCTGAAGTAATATCATCCATGTCGTTATTAAGAACATTAGTAGTAATAATACCACCTGAAACTGTACTCATAGCACCGCCATAAGAACCGTTTGGATCTGTTGCTGAAGCACTTGAACCAGAAATTCTAAGTTTAATATCAGAAGCTGCTATTGCCATGTTAAGTCTAACTATTTATTAGTATTTAAATATTATCCTGCTTAGGAGTGAGTTTTAGTCGATTCATCAAACCTAATTCCCTTTTTATCCAGTTAAATTCATTACAAAAATTACCCGTATTTCTACACAAATGGAAATATACAAAGGATCTATTAAACCAAATTAGTGCCTGTTTAGAGGCATTTTGAGGAAATTTCATTATATTTTATATAATATTACGTTATATTAAATCTTTGTATTATTTTATGCCCTTCAACCATTTTTCTGATTGATTTTCTGACAGCGGCATCGTCTTTCCAATTCATACTCTTGCATATATCGGCTACTGTGCAGTTGGGGTTTTCTATAACAAACTGCCTTATTTTATTCGTTAATGGAGTTTCCTTACCTCTTACATTAAAATCGTTAATTACTCTTGGTTCATTTTTAATTATTTCACCCAAACTAAACGTGACCTGTTATTTTATCCTGTTCTGCGTTGAATGTTAAGGTTGCAGTTCCTAACATGGTATGTTCTGCTTCTGCTTTTCTGTCCATATATCCATCTTTTCCTTCTATTAATCCATCACAAAAAGTTCCCGCATTTATAGAATGAACTCCTATCTTTGTTGCAAGTCCTTTCTTGAAATCAAACCCTACTGCACCTGTTGGTGTGTATCTTTTTTGATGCAAGTGACCAGAAATGAATACATCCATGTAATGATTTCTACGCTGTTTTTCCATTTGTGGTTCTGGTTTACCACCACCACTTCCATGTATTGCAGAAATTAACCATTGTTTTAATACCTTACCGTTATGTTTTACTTCTAATCCTATAACTGCTCGACTTCCCAAAAATGTAAGTCCGTTAGGAGTACACATTGTATTTTCTAAATATGCTCTTGTTGCTTCTCTTATATGGTATTCGTGATTTCCATGTAGCAACCCCCAAACTTTTTCATTCATTCCTTTTTTAACTTTCCACATCTTCTTTGGTTCATAAACTGATTTTCTTGCTTGTTCATCCCAAACTTCTTCTTCACCTTGATATTCTGTTAATCTTGATATATGTTCTTTTAGTAATGGGTTTGAAAGTTTTTGCCATAGTTCTCTTTGATTGTCTACATCGTGAATTAAACTCATGTCAGGATTAAATCTTTTATCGTATGTGGTAATTGCATCAAACTGATCTCCCAAAAATAAAGTGTATCTGTTGTCACTATTGGTAATTGCTCTTACTCTTTTTTTATATAGTTCTTTGTTAAACCCCATGTGTCCAACATGAATATCCGACAAAGGTTCTAAGTGAAATATATCATCTTTTTTTTCTAGGTTAATTGTAATTTTTTTACTTATCATTATCTATTATTACAATAATTAGTTGAATATAAACTTTAGGAAAAATTAAGAATTTTGGAATGTGTATATTCTTATAAGTTTATCTGTATAAGCAGATACAATCATTCCAAATTTTTGTGAGTCATCTGATTCATTAGGTAATTTCTTTTTGATTTCTTGAACTGCTATTGATTCCAACCTTTTTAGTTTGTCTAGTGCAGTTTGTTCTGCTTTAGTAGGATCAACTTCTTCTCCCCAATTTACATTACTTTGTACTTTATATGTAGTAGGTACAAAATCTGCATACTGAGTATTGTTCATATTAATCATCTCAAATTTAGGATCAAGTTTTTTTGCTTCTTCTGATAGTTCTATGATTCGCTTACAGGCTTGTCTTCTATCAATTTTGGCTTTGCTCTCATCTTTGAGAAATCCCCATTGTGTTTTCAGACTTTTCATTGTGTCAACCATTACTTCATTGGTCATGTGATACATTTGTTAATCTATAATATAAACGTATGGAAATAAAAAAGAAGGGGTGTAGTGCCTATTCAGCAGCTACGAGATCGAAATAGGGCATACCACCTTTTTTGGCTTTGACCTTTTCCGTAGGACATTTCACTTTAAACGTTTCACCGTTTGCAAGTGCTTTCCTTAAATCTTCATCTACGAGCTTACTAACTATTGCCCTTCTGGTTGTATGGATTTTAGATACTTTTGTACCATCTTCCTTTTCCCATTTTTCAGATGTTGAAATCTTTACTCCCGGAGTTTCTTCGCCATCTTTTGTGTATGGTGAGTCCTCAACTGCGGTTATGGTGAATACTTTATCACCGATTTCAGATAGATTTATGGAATCTCCTGATTTTTGTCCAAATTTGTTGAAATCCGACATAAAGGTATTATTATTAATCTATAATATAAACCTTTGTTATAGTTGATTTTTCCAAAGACTTATATATGTAATGATATTATAATATTTAATATGGCACGACCAGCAAATCCTAATAGAGTAACAACTCCTATTAGCATACTAAAATCACAAAAATTGAGATTGCGTAAATATGCACAACCTGACATTAAAAGAAAAGGTTATGAAAGTGATCAGGTTGTTCTTGAAAGAATATTAAAAGAATATGAAGTCAACCACGCAGTTAATTGTGAACCAAAAAGTACATACGCAACTAAAGGATAACTCCTTTTTTTTATGAAGTTGATCCTTCCATTTCTTTTAAACGTGCTTGTTGTTCTTCCTCTGTAAAACTATGCCAAATTTTTCTGCATACGGGTGAGTCATAAAATATTTTTTGTCTTCCTTTATATCTTGAAGGCAGTTCTCTATTACATGGGCATTTACAACGTAATACTTTTTCACGCCTTTTCATTTTATCAATCTACAGATTTATCTTTTTTGCCATCTTTCCCATTTTCATATTCTTCGTGATTGGGAGAATTTTCTTGTCTTTTAATCTCATCATCTATTGTATTTGAAACTGACTTTTCTTCATTTATTGGATTATATATTGGGTTATGAATACCAGCATCACTTGTGGTTGTACCAGCTGGACTTGCGTTTTTTAATAATGCTTCTCGTATTTCCATAGAAATATTTCCCCAATTTTGTTTGTTATAAAATGTTGGTAAGTTAAAAGATTTTAAAATTTGTACTCTGCTTACATTGGTCATTGTATCCCAATGTCTATCACCTAAAAGTTCTGATTTTTTAAATACATTATTTTTGTGAACTGGATATATTCTGCCTTCTGACATTATATTCAGTTTATCTCCATTTAATCCTGCTACAACGCCTGACTTGTTATATTCTGCAAAAACTACTTCATCTCTTGTTTTAAATATTGACTTTATTAGTTCAAGTCTCTTTTTATATACTTTTTGTGCTTCTTTTGTATTAGATTGTTTTTCGCCTCTTACACTAGGCATAGGAGATCTAGTTAAATCTTCTTTATCTTCTCCTGCATCTACACGCATTTTCTTACCGCCTACTGTTATCCAATCTTCAGCATCTTTATCTGTATCTACTTTGGATGGTTTAGATGGCATATTTAAATTATATATAGTAAGTATTTAAAGTTATAGATTCTACCAACCTATGTATTCTCCTGTGCTTTCAGGACTCCAAAGATCAGGTATATCCCTTATAAAATCAACCTTTTGTTGACCAAACGCTACTAACGCCATGCTGTCGCTGTAGTCATCAGCGTGTTCACTACGGACTTTTGGTTGTTGATCCTTGAATTTACCATGATCCCAATACATATATGACAACTGTTCCACTAGTTTATCCCTGCTATAGTCTTCCAATAATGAAATATTAATCAATCTTCCCGAACCTTTTGGGTTTAATTCTTCAAATAATCGTTCTAAATTGATATATAAGTTAGTTTTATCAGATTTAAAATTGATTCCATATAAAGTCATATCAGGATCTACCTCCCTGCACAAGTCCATTAACGTGTCACCCATTCCAGTTTCATCAATATATATTCTTCTTAATCCATATATCCTGTTATATTCTGAAATCTTTCTAGCAAGTTTAGGTTGTTCTGTTGTTAGTTCAGTATATATTTCTACAGGGTACATTACACCCTCTCTTACTCCCGCAATAGTGATTACAGTTTCATCTGCACCTTTACCACTTGTATCAACTCCTGCATCATAATATTCAAACTTTGGTCTTTCAATAGGAGTAAGAGATTCTTGTAATAAGTTATAAGGTATAAGACTATTTCCACCGTCAAGAAATTCCCCATATATCTCCTGTCTTTCAGCAGCTTTTGTAGTGCCTTTAATAAGTTTAAGAACCTGTGGATCACTAGCGGCAAGTGGGTTATCAAATGTGGTTACATGAAATTGTGTCCACGGATACTTTTGTTTGTCTTGGTGTCCTTCTATTGCTTTGGGCTTACCATGTTCATATAATGTGTGAGAGTCCATACATGATTTAAAAAACTGTCCTGACTTTCCTTTTGGTGTACTTGTTAAAAGTATGTGTGGTTTTGTTGTAACCGTACTAGGCAAAAAGGCATCAAAGACTACTTGAGGAATATAAGCTGCCTCATCCAGTATTGCATAGTGTACTGTAAATCCTCTGAGTGAATCCCCTGTATCACCTATCGGTCTTACAATGAAATTGGTCTTTCCAGTTCCGTCATACCATTCAAGTGTAATTTCTGTTTTAATTTCTCTTGTTATTTTTTTACTAAGTGTAGGACTCATGTGAAGAAAATCACTAATCTTGGATAAAATTAAGTGTGCTTGATCTTTTGATAGTGAAGCGATTACAACATTTGCTACCCCCGTGTCTATGTTACTTGCAAATAGTGGTGCAAAATATGCAAAGTGTATTGCCTTGAGTCCTGCATTGGTTGATTTACCCACCTGTCTACCCGTTCTATATACAATGAATCTGTCATAACAATCTAAAAATGCTTTGTTATATTCAAACACATCAAAGCCTAAAAATTTATCTACAAAGTATGAACAGTTTTTAAATGACTTTACAAGGATCTTTGCATACTCTACGGGATCTTTTATGTACTCTACGGGGGGTAACTTTCTAAGACTCATCTAGTAGTTCCCTACTTAGTTTGACTGTCTTGGCTATCTCATGCTTTTGGTTGTCACTTAATGTTTCTGTTTGTGTTATTTCTACTGTTTCTCTTTTTGTTTTAATCTCATTAATTACCTTACCCAAATTTGTAAGTGAGTTTATACGCTTGGTAACTTCAGGATTAAGTTCACTATTTTGATCTTCCATATTTTCAAAGAACACAAGTTTTTCAAAATTGTTATGAAACTCTGCTTCCATTAGATCAAGTGTTCTACCCCCTGTACTATCAATTAGTTTAGCAATATCTTTTCTAATTACACATAATGAATCTGCTTCAAATTTTCGACATATACCGTTACCGCCTAACTCTTGTGGTCTAAACTGACACCCGTTGCACTCTGGTGGCAGGTTTCTAGCATAGTTTAAGTTTTTAACATTAGCAGGTACTTTTTTTGGTAGTGTTCTTTTGTCAATAACCAACTCTTTTTCCCCCGTTATATCATCTTTTTTCTCGATTAGTTTGACCATATATATACTTTTTTAATTACTATTTAAGGCTTGTTTTTGTTCCACTAATACAAGTTTCTTGTAAAGGTCTGCTTCATAATCAGATAGGTTTATTTTAAACGGTTTAACCACTCCATCCCATGATATAACCAATATAACTCCCTGTTCTATTTTTTGACCTGTGCAGAACTCCCACATCTTACCGTATGCACATAGTTGAATGAAATAATTTTTACTTTTACATTGTGATTTTGTCTTTGGTTTTCTACTATTTTTAAAATCAATTATGCTTAGTTTACCATCATATTCTGCTATACAATCTGCTGTTCCAGCAAGTTCTAAATCATCACTATACAATGGAATTTCCAATCCATGAACATTATCAACGTGTTCCGTTAAGTGTTCTGACAATGGTACAAACAAATCCATTGGATCTAATTCTTCTATCTTGGAACTTGATTCATTAACAGTTGTATTACTTAGATATTCTTCTGCAAGTTTGTGAACTATGTTTCCCATTTCCATACTGTTACCCCCAATTTCCTTGCACCTTATTTCTGCTTGTGCTTCATTTATACCCTCATCTCTTGCAACTTTAGCCACCCAAAACGGATACCATTCTTTAGTGTCTAATACTTTTAATACTGTTGTTATACTTGGATAAGTTTTCCCCGATTCTGTTTTATAAAAATGACCTTCTTCCGTATGTGCTGTTTCCACAAATGGTCTATTAATTTTATGTTTTATATTAATAAACATTTATTTATTAGAAGTGAATGGTATATTTATATGTTTAGAATTATAGAAGATAAACTAGATGAAGTAAATGAAAATCTAATTAAAACAAATGAATTACTAGCAAAAATAGAAGAAAACCTTAGAGTTCCTAATATGATTGAATGGGCAAAATTTAGAAACCAATTACTAAAAATTAATTCAGATTAGCATCAGTAAGATTATCTGATGATCTTCCTATTTTTACCATATCCTCATAGAAATCAATATCATATTCTCCTACATTTATTGTAGTAGTACCACTTGGATAGTTCCATTTAACTTGAGTTACAATGAACTGTTCATCTAAATCTTTATCAGTTACACCTGTTACATTAGAGTTATTACCATTCTTACGTTTAACAGTTACTTTGTGATTAAACCTAAGATTATGAATTGGTGCAGATGATTTTATTACAAATTTTTGTTTTGCTTTGCCTAATTTGGCAGATGAACCACCCAAACCACCAAATTCTGTAAGAAGTTTGTATCCTAAATCTGTTAAATCTATTGCATTATCAAGTTGTTTTACCACTTTTCTTAATGTTCTTCTTATTCCATCAGTAGGAGTAAAATTTCTTTTATCCGTTACATTACTTCTTCCCACAGTAATTACCTCATTAATTACTTTTGAGTCATCTACTTCACTAGTAGTTATATTGTAAGGATTTGTTGTTGAATTTTGATCAAACACAAAATAATCTGAACTTGTGTATCCCGTATTATGACCTGCATTTGTTTCTATAATTACATTTTTTCTAGGTGTATAATACATAACACATTCACTAAACAATAATAAAATCTGCAAAAACTCAACAACTGAACCAATTTCATATATGTTTCCTTGTAATGCAGTTGAAGTTGGAACAGATACAAAATTGTCTACATTTCTAACAGTAAATGTTCCACTAGTAACACTTGAATTATTAATTGCAGATTGTGCTATTGTTTTAAATGATACTGATGATAAGGCATGGGAAGTTAATGTTCCACTATAGGAAGTACCCAATTTTGCCTTTGTTAGATTATATGAATTACTTTCAGATATAACCCTTTTAGCAGCTAACTTGTCAGTAATTTTAACAATTTTACCATTAAATTTCATATATTGAACTATTGGCTTTGTTATTCTTATTCTAGTTGCATCTACATCTGACAAAGTAGAACCACAGTAAACTTTTATTTCATGTATTAGTCCTTTATATTCATCAGATGTTGAAGTTTCCGTATCACCAAATACCATAGCGGTACTAGATGGTTGTAAATCTTGTGTAACACTTTGAGATATATCTTCCACACCGTTGACAAATGCTTTTAATAAATTATCTGAACCTCGTTTAACTCTTATATGACATGGCATTATTCTTGTTGGATTTGATAATGTATTCATTATGAGTTCACTACTTCCTGTGTAACCACTTGTTATACTACCATTATCTACCCTCAAAAATACTCTCCATGATGAATTAGTACCATTAGTTCCTGATATTCCTATATCAAGTCCTACAGTTGAACTACGAAATGACCATAAAATAGGCTCGTCACTACCATCTTGAAGTTGTGTTGCCTCTGGTGTAAACCATATATTAATATCAAATTGTTTTGAAATATCTATTTTATTTGTTTTTGCACTTGGAACTTGTACTCCCTGAGAATCTGCGGTAAACTGAAGTGCATACTGTCCTTTGAATTTATCTACTCCCACTTTGACAAATCTAGAATCTGCGGGATCAGTTGGATCTTGATTATATCCCCCCTCATCTAAACATGATAATTGCATTGGATATACTGCTGATAAATATTCAGTATTTACTACATCTTGTATATATGATATTTCATAATTTTCATCCACTTCATTTTGTATTGGTAAAATTACTTCCAACGTATCTGGTTTTTTAGTTCCCTGTTGTTTCATTATTGCAGATAAAGGATAATAAGTGTGTACTCCACTACCAGAACCCGTTTCAGTTACAATACATTTAGCTAAAGGCATTATTAAAGACCAACTACGTTTATATGTTCAGTAAATGATGATCTACCAAGTCCTAATCCAGTAGTAAATGCTTCAACATACACCTCATAAGTACCTGTTGGTAAATTAGTTGAACCTGATATATCATTTTTTGTTGTTGTAGAACTACCAACGCTTGTACTAGACCATCCTTGTCCTGAGTTCCATTTTCTATAATATATTTTATAATCGCTGATCGAAGAAGCTCCCGGATCACTTGGAGATGTCCAAGAAGCATCTATTCTTCCTGATTGAGGGCTAGTCAATGTCAAGTTTCTTGGTGCAGAAGAAGTATCAACTTCATATAATGAGGCTACTGAGCCTTCCATAAATTTTGCTGTTGCGTTAAATGTAAGTAAATTAGGTGACATCATGTTAAAATTAAATCCTGAAAATGTACCTAGAAATATTATATCTTTACTTGCATCTGCCTCATCAAGCCTAATTATTAATTCAAATGCAGATGATACTTTTGAAGCTCTAAATGTATCTCTAAACCAAAAAATTTGATCCCTAATTGTAGAGGAAGCTGCATAATCAGTAGGAGTTGGATTTGGTACTAAAGTTGTTGGTTTATCTGTATTTTTTACAGTTTTTATAGTTCCCATATCTTTTATTGTCCAGTTAATAGTTAATGCTGAACTGTTACCCTCAATTTTTACAAGAATATTTTCAGATGCATCTTCTTCAGGCATTGGCATTGGAGATACAGGTGTGTTCATATCATAAGTTATACTTTTAAAATTAGGTAATGTATATGTCCATTCTACATCTTTACTACTATCTTCATAATATTTATTAAAAATTATAGTACCCATATCTTATCCTAGCCAACCTTTTAGATGTTCATTAATACCGCCTTGAATCCAATTTCCAAACGCTGTAATTGGATCTTCTTCTGCTTGATTATTATTATTTCCATTATTTCCATTACTAAATACATGGTCTAATGAACCTACATAAGGTGGAAGTGGTGTTTGTGGTGTTTGTGTTGATGTTGATTCTTCTGCATTTACCCACGGAAGTATGCTAGTTATTAAATTCCATAAATCATCAAATATTTTTTTAAACTTTGTTTCCAATTCAGTAAATATTTTACTAAAATCAAAATCTGTGATTGCAGCTATAGTTGTATCTATCTTAGTTTGAATACCTGTTAAACTAAATACTGATGTAATACCTGTTAATGTATTATCTATTTTAGTTTGAATACCTGAAAGATCAATAGTTGGGAATGTAATTCCATTTATTGCAGTAAATGCACCTTTGAAAGCTGCTATTGCATCTTTAGTTGATTGATATTGAGTTTCACCTTCTTCAAAAATTGAAAATAATGATCCCCATTGTAATAATGTTTGTTCTAAATTTTTCATTCCTTCTTCATGGTTAAATCCTTCTTCCCAACCTTTTTTGCCACCTACTGAATCTATTTCACTTTGTCTTTTCATAAAGTCCACACCTAAAACAGTACCAAGTCTTTGCATTACAGGTCGCATTTGTTTATAAAATGGTAATGCAACACTTCTCAAAAAATATATAACAATAGGTCTTAGGAAAAATCCAAAGAAGTCACCAATAGGTCTTAATATCAACATTACTGAATAGTTTAATAATTTTAACATACCTTTTAACATTGGAGATGAGTCTACTATCATTCCCGTTAATTTTGAAACTAATGCTACAAGACTTCCTACCCCAATAGCAATAATACCAAGTTTTTTAATATTATTAATTAATGCACTTTTATCTCCTTTTCCTTCAGCTGCACCTGCTAATCCTGATAAACCAGCAGTTTTACCCCCCATAATTGCCATTAGGCGTTTCTCTAATTCTCTAATTTTACTGTCATCTATGTCTATTTTTAATGTATATGTATTGCTACTCATCTCAATCTGACACCACTCATAACGTCTTTCATCATTTGCATACTTATAAATATTGTATCCATAACGTATTTTGCAGGTAGTTTATCTACCTGAAACTTATCCCACCCAAATACCAACGCACAATAACCGTAAATCTTAGAACTTATGTTTTGGGGATTATTTCCTGACTCATTCCCAGATTGTTGAAATAACTCTCTAAAGGGATAATACGCATAATCTCTCCTAAGATTATACTTACTTCACTCATTGGTAAGTTCTTCATTTTTACCAAATTAGTAGCTGGAAATGGCAAACCTGAAACTATAGTTTTTGTTAATAAAACGTCACAAAATGTATTAAATTGAAAATCCTTTGTACCTGCTTCTGATACTGTTACTGATCTTGTTAAAAGGTCTTGAGTTTCTCCCCAAGTTAAATCTGTCTTAATTTTTAAAGTTGCATCTTTGCCATTAACTTTACAATCAAAATCAACTGTGGATAAATCTTCTGACATATACTCATATATTTATTATATGTATATAAGGCTTTCTTGAATCTTATTTAAGGTGGAATAACTGTTGTAGTGTTCTTTGCTACAACTGTAACGTGTTTACATTGGAAATCAAGATTTTCTAAAAGTAATTCTCCGGGTTCAACTCCTGCACTATCATGTGATGAGAAACTACAACCTGTAAAAGTCATAACAATACTTCTTAAAGCAGTTCCAGATCCCCCATTTGAAATTGTAACTACTAAATCATTTGCAGCTTCTGCTCTATTATAAACTGATTCTAAAAAGTCAGAATCGTATAAAACTATTGATATTTTTCCAGTAAGTTCTAAAATTTTTCTATAAGCATCTACACTTAATTTAGAACCCATTCCATAAATTAATTCTGCATTTGAATTAATATTCAAGTCAAATGATTGAACTGAAGCAAGTGTATTACCTGTAAGTGGATTTGTAATAGAAGCATGAACAAATGTATATGGAATTGCACCTGCCATTTCAACTCCTGTTGGAGCTGCAAATACTTGATTTACTGTTTCTTCACCCCAAACTAATTCTTGGGTTGCTTTAACTGTTTCATTTAATGACATTTTTAAAGATAAAGAAGGACAAACAACACCTACTGCTGTTCTTTTATAATCTGTATTTACTTTAAATCCAAGTTTTAATGCCATAGATTTTATATCTCTCATTGTTGGGGTTGTAGTTGGATTAGAGTTCCATGTGTGTGAATATACACCACCTGCATTTGTTGGTACAGATACACCTAAAATTGATTGAAAGAACCACGGGTTACTTACTACATAATCAACTGAGCATTTACCATCATTTCTACCATAAGCAAAAGATTCTATTTCTGGTGAATATAATTGACCTAATGGTATTTGATTGTTTTTAAATTCTAAACCTGTAACTTTAACTTCTTTACCAAATTTTATACCATTACCTGAAACCCCCCCACCAAAAGTTGATTCATAACCATAATCTGCATAAGAACTAGAAGCACTAGAGGCGGTTACCATATAAATACACCATAACCAACATATTTAAATATTCTCTATGGGTTAAATCTCATAGCATCTACATCTATATTATACCTGAATATATTTCTAAATTCTTCATTTAATGAAACAACATTTCCCGGCAAAATCTGTATATATTCACGGTTATTTATTGTAGTCACAACGTTATTTTTTAATATTTTAAGAATTTCATCTACTAATTGTAGTACCCTAGCCTCACTTACACTTGAATAAATATCTAAGGTAATTGATATATCATGCAACCAATCATAGTTAAATTTTCCATCTGAACCTGTGTTTGTGATCATACTGAATATTTTAGGATCTTCTGTATCAAGTTCAACAATTACTTCATCATATACTCTACTGCCTACACCTACTGCTTTCTTTTTCCATTTTGTAGTAAATATTGGTGCTTTACCACCTGAACTTGTCCAATTACTTTTTAAGTGATCTATAATGTCATTTGCAAATGGTAGCCCTGCCATTCCATCTGTCATTTATACTTCTCCAATGTGTTTAATGTTCTTACCCCATATTTATTAATTTGCTTCAAACCTTTATTTATTTTTCTTATTTTAACTATTTTTTTAATTACTCTTTTCATTTTTTTGATTGTTTTTTTAACATTTTTGGCAAACTTTTTTAATTTTTTCATATATTTTCCTGATTTATTTTTACTTTTACTTTTATAATTTCTTTTAGTACCTGCAACTCCATGTTTTCCAATAACCATTTTAATTGCTTTTTTAGCAAAATGAGTAGGATCTATACCTTCATTTTTTATTTTTCTCATTATTTTCCATGTTACATCTGCAAAATATTTTTCATCTAAACCTGTTCTAGCCCATAATTTAGTGCTTACCCAATCATATAGTGCATCATAATTAACCCATTTCCCTGCTCTCATACCTTTATCAACTAAATTTGCGTATGGGTTACTAGTTGCAACAGATGTAGTTCCAACATTGGCTTCAGTAGCAGAAGTCATCATTACAAGTTCAAATGAATTTGACAGATCATCTGTAAAATTAATATCTTCATTTCTTAATACTTTTTTAATATTTTTAATTAATTCTACACCTATATCTTTCTGCATACGAAATCTCTCATACTGATTTTCTGTTGTACTAACAGTTGATGTAGTTACTGCTGACATATCACCATGTAGAAGTTATTTCGCTTCTGCTCCATATTATTTGATCAATTTCAGTTTGCCATCTATCCATTACTTTCTGTTTATCAATGTTACCTTCCCCACCATAAGCAATTTGTGACATTTGGAAATCAGTTCCTAATAGGTCAATACAAGTCATTAGTTTACAGGCTTTTTGAATGTCTCTTGGTATTGGCTCTGCAACGTCTTTAATTCCCTCATTATCTCCACCATATCTATAAGTTATTCTAAATCTGTTAGTTCTAAGTATTGTGAACAGGTATCCTCTCAAATATATGATACCCTTAATTTCTTGGAAATATATAATTTGATCTTCATTTTCACCGTTACTTTCTGGTGTTTGATCTGCCCATTGACCTCCATCCCAAATCTCAAATTTATCCCCTTTTGTAGAATCAAATGACCTAAGATTTCTTTTTCTTGGGAACAAAGGCATACCTCTACCCCAATCATATAACTTGTTTACACTAAATTCTTCTGTTACCTGTTTATTTTCAAGCCATGTATGACCTGTTAATCTGTCAATTCTGTCCTCGTTATCCATTATATTTTCTTCTACCATTGAAGAAGTTGGATCAGTATTGGGGTTAATTGCAATTCTTATCCAATCTGCAACATTACTAACAGTACAATAAGTTGGTGATCTAACCATATATAAGCCTTGAGTTAATCTTATTTAAATTATTCGTATATGATATTTAGACTTAATGTTCCAGTAACAGCACCATATAGTTTTTTAAATCCTAGTTCTAAATCTGCATGAACACCTGTTCCTGCTACAAGTCTATATATTTCTGGATCAGATGCAGAAGTTCCATTATATAATATAATACTTCCTGTTCCAGTTGTTGCAGGGATAATTGATTTTATTTTGCCTGATCTAGATACTATTGCACCTGTTGCAGTTACTAATTTACGAGCATTTCTTGCCATTATGTAAAGTATAAAAAAGTATGATATATAAGGTTTCTCTTATACACCACGAATAATGACGGTCATTGTACAAGTAGTATTTGCAGCTACATTTGCACTAGTAGTTCTTACTCTACCATTGATTTTTGCTGTAGCGGCATCTGAAGCAGTTGCCTCTACGAACTGATAGGTATTCAATGCAAAGTCACTAGTTTGTTCAATAATACATGAATAAACTTGTCTAAAGCCTACTTGTGTAAAATCACAAGTTGCTAATCCTGTTGCAAAACTTCCTGTTCCAGTAATTGCAATATCACAAACCATCTCTTTTTCTACACCAACTCCACCCGGTTTAATGGTATGGGATCTATCCGCATTTAAGTGCGAATATTTGGCGTTTGTAGTAATAGTTACTGCCATATTAACCACTTTTGATATTCGTAATATATAAATATTATTATATATAGATATATAATTCTTATTCCATATAGAAAATTTTTTAAAATTAAATAAAAAAATAAAAAAAAGTTCTAGTTTTCCTAGATTCCTGAAGCAATATCTCTAATCTTGGCTTGTGCTTTAAAGTTTCTACAGGTTGTTTCTCCTAACATATTGTACAAAGCTCTGTCTGTAAAGGCTTCGTTAATGAATGGATAACCTTGTTGTCTCTTTCCTGCTTCATAATAAACGATTGGTTTAAGCACTTGCATACCTAACAATGGCTTATTTGGAGCATTTTTATCTGCACTAGTGTTTAAGATGAACAAGTCATCTACTGATCCCTCTGCTGATTGGGTGGTATCCTTTGAAGGAATGAATGGAAGTCCATATATCGTGGATATATGTAATCCTGCACCTGTGCCAGTAAAGGTATCTACACCATTTACGCCAACACTAAATTCTGTTCTCAAGTCTGCTGTGTTTTGGATACGGTAAGCGTTCATGTAGATTGATTGAACTTCGGAGTATGTGTCCTGTCCACCAATCATTACAGTTGGCTCTTTTCCAGCTGCGATTCTTATATCTGCAAGTGTATCTCTTAATACTGCATCCGTTAAAACGTCTGCTGTACCGATAGTACCTGAAGGTGATTTCACAGTTGAATCCCAAGTAGCTGCGGAGGCATTTCTGTCTACACCTGCACCATTAGCACCCTTCCACGGGTTATAAAGGTCGGTTAAGACTGAATGTGCCTCAAATTGTTGTTCAGCGTATGAACTAACAATAACATCTAAAGATTCAAGATTTAATCTTTCTAGTGCATTAGTTGCAGCTACGTCAGTAGGAATTGCAGTAAGCATTAGATTGACTCTTTCTTTGAATTGATCACTTGCATAGACTCTTTGTTGTGCGAGGCTACCATAGTTATCATCTCTAGAATTGTCTACTAATTGTTCCAATAACTCAGAAGCTTCGAATACATATTGTAGAGTCTTTGGTTTGACAGTAATTTCTTGGACTGCTGGTTTAATTGCCGGAGCAATAGCACCACCTTCAATAGTTCCACCTAGTCCATCTCTTGCACCTGCGGCAGTTGTAAGATTTGGAGCTTTGGATTTGAAGATACGCCATCCAGAGAAATCCCAGACGTACTTTGGTAGAGCTGCAAAGATATTTGCCTCCATATTGAAGTTAGCCCATGCCATAGCACCGAATAGTGGGTTATAGTTGCCACCTGCACCGGGATCGGTTGTACTGAAACCTGCTTTTAAAATCTCATCAGGAGTTCTGTTATAGGTATAATTAACTAGTTCATCAATAGAACGTAGTCCTAGATAGGTAGACATTTTAGTAGTCTCCCGGAAGTCCGTTACCGAACTCTCCTGATTCTAGTTTGTTATATGCTATAACTAGTGCATCTTCTGCACTTGAAGTTTGACCATTCCAACCGCTAGAGATAGCTTTAAGGATTTGGTATCCTGTTGGTATAGTTGTTTCTTCTTCCCCTCTTGATTTCAAAAGTGGTCTGACTGTTTTTACAATTTCGTATTCAGAACTATCAGATTTTTTAACATCTTCTTTCTCATCTTCATCTGTTTTCTCAACATCTGCCTTTTTATCTTCTTCTTTTTTGTCCTCATCATCTGCTTTACCCATAGTTAGACTAGGAGCATCGCTTTTTGGTGATTCACCTTTTTGAGGTGGAACAATAGAAGCTTGATCTTTTGGAGATGGTGCATAGGTATTTCCTAATTTGTCAGGATCACCGACATCGTTAGGACTTGATACAGCCGGAGCTTGAGTATCATCCTCTACACCTTGATCAACTGGATTTTTATTCTGCTCTTTAATCAAAGTTTCAAGACCATCAAATCGTTTCTCGAAAGAGTCGATTCTAGATTCTTGTGCTTTAACTAATTGTGCAAGAATAGATGTGACTGAAGTGTCTTCTGATTTTTTAACTTCAGAAACTTGTTCTGTTGTTTCTAATTCTGTAGTCATGTTGTAATATAATTGCTTCTTTTATAGTATATAAATATAATTGTTAAAATTATAAAGAATTATAAATATATTATTGGTATTTTTTATGTAATGTTTTTAAATATTGTAGGGTTTCTGCTTCTTCTAATGCCTCTTTAACATTACTAATCCCAAATTTCAATATTAAATCAACAGGGTTTTCTATTTTAGTAAGGTCTTTTATTCGTCTTTCACTTGTTTCATGTGTCATATTACCCTCTACTTTTGACTGTTTTTTTGCTCCTGCTAATGAAGTTGGTGCTGTAAACTTGTTTACATTACCGTTAGAATCTGTCATGGTGTTTGGTTTTGTTCTTGGTCTTAAAGGAAACTCACCTTTGGCATTTATATCACCTATTGGTTGATCTTTTGTAATTTCTTTACCGTTAATTTTATCTTGTTTGTTTCTTGCATCAAATTCTACATCTTCATTCACACTTGGAATATGATCTTTGTTAAGTCTTTGTAATGGTATATGTTTTACTTGTGCAGTTGGTACTTTTGGAATTGAATTAACTAAATCATTTGTTTCTTTTGGACTACCTGTTGCTTCCCCAACATTCTCTGCTCTTGTTTCAGCAGACCTGTTTACTATGGATTTACTATCCAATTTTTCCACTTCTTCTGGTTTATCAAATTCCTTGTAGTTGTGTTCTGCCTTTGATAATCCACATATATCACATTGTTCACCGCCATCACACTTGTATTGATGGTTATCTAAATCTATATCCGTGTTAATGTTTGTTCCATCTGCTTTATCCATAAATGTTTCTACATCAAATTTTTCAAATTTACAACCTAAAGTAGTACATCTTATCTGTTCTCTACCATTAAATTCCTTAACCATAGAAGTTAATCCATGTGATTTTGCAAATTTATTTACAGATTCAATTACTGCAAATGGGTTTGCTGGTGTATCACATAATGCAATTTCATATAACTCTAATTTTCTTAATTCTAATGCCATTTTACCATCTTTTTGAATTGGCTCTCTTTCTTTACTTGCACCACCCATAGATAATCCTGAATATTCACCTTTTACAACCTTATCCCAAACTTTATCATATAATGTAATACCGTCTTTTTTATAAACTTCCCCTGTGATTAATACGGTTGCAACACCTTTGTATTCTGATTTTTCATAACTTAATACCTTTCCAACCATTCTATTACTATGATAATCTGATATAACTGGATTTACTTCCATAAATGCCTCCATAATTTTCATAACTTCTTTGACAAAAATGAACTCTTGTTGTCTATCTATGATTTCAGCAGTAATATGACCTTTGAATATTCTGCGTTGATCTCCTGTATCAACAGTTAATCCTTTTGTTACAAAATTAGGAAATTCTATAAACTCTGTCATATATATGAAAAATGAGTTATAGTATATAAAAATTGGGTTGGTCTATGACTGTGATATGGTCGTAGAACCGTTTTGCCCTGCACGAATACCTAAGTATGTGAGTGCTGAACCAATCAAAATACCAAATACAAAGGTAAAGATTGCTCCATATTGTTCTGATGACATTTGTACTGTTGAATCAAATAATAGTCCTTTTACTGCTCCCCACCCAACAAATAGTATTGCTGAGAACAATGAAAGTGCAACTACTGTGATTGCAACATCTTGTCTTTTAAACATTGACATAATAAAATGGCAAAGAAACGATTATATAAAGGTGTTGTTTAAGATATATGTGGACTTTTTTGTGTATGATAATGTATATACTTTTAATAAAAGAAACCCTTTTTCAGGATCAATTAATAGTAGATTAGAGGTTAAATCAATAGATATACCCGAAAATCGTTCATTTTGGTTCTATACTGATATGGAATATATGCAAGATAATGTTAATTTACAAAAACGATATGTACATATACACCCCGGAGTAGGCACTACAAACACCACCAGATTCACAAAAGAACCAAATCATGTATCAAGAACTAATTTTTATTACAACCCAAAAGATAAAAGAGTTGAAGTAAGAAATTCAATATTACCGTGGTCTAAACCCATATTTGCTAAAAAATGTATATATTATGGATCAGAACTACCTGCAAAAAAAATGTCATTAATGGGAGAATGGTATTATGATTTTGGAGATAATACAATACATTTAATTATAGATTATAACATACAAAAGATTAAGTTCCATTGGGAAGAAGGATTTGATGAGCCATCAACTGCTGAACAACTGTCAAAAATAGCAGAATTAGAATTACAAATAGACAAAAAAGAAAAAGAATTAGCCCAATCTAAATGATTGATCACTTGTTTGATCTCTAGTTATACCACTACCAATTTCTTCTCCGGGATTTCTTGCATAATATTTTCTTTTCATAATTTCATCAGGAGAATTTTTTCTACCGCCTGATTTTCTATAAGCATTGTGAACTTTATGTAATCTTTTCATACAAGAGTCACACATTGAACAGTTGATCTGCCACACATCATCAAGTTCCCATCCTGCGTGTATATCACATAATTCATAGTTATGTTTCTTTGTAACTAAACACATTAACCCCTCTGTTCCACGTTTTTCCATACATTCCCCACACATATATATCAGAGTAGATATAACTTTGTCTACTTTACTACAACCATAACAGTAACCCTCACTATAATTATTAATTTTGGTATGTTCATCTGATTGAACTCTTTGTCTTAGATTTCTTGTGTGTTGATTTTCTTTACCTGCACGTTCTTTTAAATCATTTTTTTGGATTCTATCTTTTGCATCTAGTCCATCTTCTGTCCAACCAAATCGTTTATCTGAATCTCCCATTTTAATTATTTAATTCCTTTAAAATATATAAGACTTTCTCAGGTGGTACACCAAGAGTTTCAAAGTGTTTTACTATATCATAAGCAGTTGCATAGGGCATATTTGATATATATTTTATAACAGATTCAGTTAATTCAATATCAGATTGCATTTTAATCTAAAGATTTTAAGAACTTATCCCATTGTTTTTTATTCATACCTTTGTTACTCAATGTTGTTCCCGTTCCACTAGCAGGGCTACCATCGCCAGTTCCACCTTTATCACTTGGTCTTGCAATCTTTGGTTCTCCGTCAAATTTCTGTGCTTCTCCTTCTGCTTTTGGTGCAGATGATTTTGTTTTATCATTATTTCCTGCTCCCTCGTTTTGACCTACACCTCCACCCATCATGGCTTGTTGTTTTTCAGGGTTTGGGAATTGTGAAATGAGTATATTGTTCTCACCGTCAAATGCTACATCAAAGCCCATTCCATATAATTTAACTGTGTTATCAATCTTTTGACCTCTAACCTGTTCCTCTCTGAGTTCGTCAATTTCTTCACTAGTTACCAATTCAATTTTCCAATCATATATTTCCATTATATCAGTAATCTCATTAAAGAAATTTTCATTCAAAAATCTTTGAAACCACTTGATAGTTCTGTTTGTAAGAGTTACTTGAAGTGCCTCGTTACCCAAACCTGCTTTAGCCTGTTCACCATAGAACAAAGGTTGAACACCATATACAGTAGATATAATTTGTCTTAATTCTTTTCTAAGATCACTTAATTCTAACTCTTTAAAGTTTGGAGTAAGGTCTATATACTGAAGTGATTGACCTACGTTTTCCGTATTAAGAAGAATTGGTCTAGGCATATATGGATCTTGTCTAGCACCTTGTCTTTGTTTTTCCATGAAGGATTGTACGGATTCAGCATTTCTACTTCCCATTACAAGTAATGATTTTGGTGGTCTGTCTTTGTCAAAGTATTTCCACATATATTCATCTTGGAACATAAGTGATAGAACTTTTTTCCATACTGATTGAATTGGTGAGTTACCATATAATACATCTGGGTAAAATTTGCCCGGAATCCATACAATTTCTTTTTGTGCATAATACATCTTTTTAGGACTACTAAGTGGAATACCATAAGGAACGCTGTTTGTTTCTAAAAATGCGTTAAAACACTCACAACCACATTTAGGACATACTGGAACTTCTAATACAGCATCTCTATGTTCATATTGTGGGCATATATATCGTGGTTTTCCATCAGCACCGACTCCCAAAACTGCTTCATCACTTGCGATTATACTGCATTGTATAGGATGTATTCTAATAATTTCATCTATTTTACTTTCAGTTATGCTAGAAAGTGCCTTTTTTGTTGCACCTGTTTCAGGATCAGGATTTGCAAATGTCTTTAATTTCCATTGTCTTGACACTAAAATGTAACAACCATCTATAATATCCAAATCTCTTTCAGCTTGTCTTGCAACAATTTTAAGAGATTGCTGGTTGTTATTTACTCTTTTATCCAAAAGTGTTTGTAATACCTGTCTATTTTTTGGATCTGGTTTTGACCATTTACGAGGATTATTGTTACCACAAGCACTACATTGTAACTTTTCTTTTTTATCTTTATTGCCTAAATCACTAATTGGAACATAGTCTTTTAGTGGTTTTTGTTCATATTCCTTTAAACAAACAAGACATTTGTGTTCAAAACGTGGTTTTACTTCCAAACCATTTCTAAACATCTCCCTTTGAATTGTCTCAATTACTGCCCTTAAATCACCTACATAATCTGCTAATTCATACATTCTATTTGGTGACATACGCCACATTGGAATTTTACTGCCATCAGGAGTATCTAGGAACGGATATGGTGTACTAGCCCTAGAATTTGAGTGTAAATACTCATCATTTATGGCTTTTCTCATGTCATAATGATCTTGAGTAACACGTTGATAGTCATCTTTCTCTACCACACGGTAGTTTCTTGGATCTATATTATCCCTAATCTTGCCAAAGAACCCCATATTCTACCAAAGCGTGTCAATACTATTTAAAGATTTTAAACGTATTCTTCGCCACATTCTTCGTTACTACATACCAATAAATCTACACCATCATAGGCATAATCGGTATGAATTAGGTCGCCTTTTTTACAAACTTCACATTTCATATTTAAATGCTCAAGTTTTGCTTATATAACTGTTTCTTTTGTTGCTTCTTTCTTTGCTTTTGCCTTATCTGCCTTACGTTTCTTTTCTAGTTCCTCTGCAACCTCTTGATCAACTACACCTGCCTCACTTAAGCCAAACATTACTTCAATTTGACCGTGTTTAGGACTGTCTACCATTTTACCCATACGGTATGCACCTGATTTTTTGAAATATACTCTGTATGTGGACTTGTGTGCAAGAACAGTTCCCCCGATTGCTGTTACAGGATCTCCGTAGAAAACTCCGGGATTAATCATTACTTGGTTAGTCCATATAATTGCTATATTGTGAAAGTTAGCCATATTGGAAGCCATAGTCAAAAACTCATCTAGATATTTTTGTCTTTCAGATAGCATGGCTCTACCGCTAAAGTCCTGTCTGAATAAACCTGTTGCACTATCGATTACAATTAGTTTTATTTCTTTGTCTTCAACTAATAACCTTTCAAGTTCCTGTAAAATTAAATATTGATCTGCTGAATTATATGCTTTTGCTCTAATTATATTTTCAAGTGTTTTCTCACTATCCAAGTCTAAAGATTCTGAAATACTTTCTATTCTTGTTGGCTCAAATGTTCCTTCTGAATCTATCCAAACACATTTTCCCTCAAGCCCACCTTTGTCTCTTGGTAGTTGAACTCTTACTGCCATAGTGTGACAGAACTGTGTTTTACCACACCCGAACTCTCCATATATTTCAGTTGTTGCACTACACTCTATTCCACCTGTAAACAGTTTGTCCAATGCTTTTGTTCCAGTTGAAATTTTTTCCAATGAATCATCTTCTTTTTTAGCATCTAGACCTGATTGAAACACGGGGGAATCATCATATTTTTCTCTAGCCTTTTTAAATAATTCCATAGCAGAGTTATTATCCATTCCTAACATTTCTGCAACTTTAGGTGGAGGAATAACGAATAATTGCTCTACTGTTGTGATACCATTTTTTTCCATTTTTTTTCTCTGAACCTCCCCTATACCTTTTAACTTTATAATATCCACAACCCTTTAATATTTGAAATACTATATAACTTTATGGCAACTGCTACGGTTTATACAATATCTGATGGTGTAATTGTAGACAAATTTGATTGTGATTACAATTTTGCTATTGGGGAATATCATGGAAAACGAAATATGAAAGGCACTTATTATATAGCAAAGAAAGGTGTTACTATTCCTTTTCCTGAGAAGAATCGTCTTCTAAAGAACGTTTTTCATCAACATGAGGATCGAGAGCAATCTCCTTAATTTTATTTATTAATTCTTCTTTTGTCAATGAATCATCTTCAATAGCGTTTTTAATATCTTCTTGAGATTGTTTAATTACCTTAACTATAATTTGTTGCTTATGTGTTAGTTCAGTAAATGCGTTTGTTACAACATATAATGCCCTACCCAAATCATGTGATTTCATTTGACCTATTGGCATATCTACAATTACACAGGATTGATTTTTAATTTTATTATAAGGTATCTTACCTAAATCTTTCAACTGTTTTTTAATTTTGGGGTTTATAATTACCATTAAAAACAATAACATAAACTTTGATATAAACATTTAACCCTACTATGATCATGATCATGATCATACTTTACAAAAAAAAGAACATAGTATGTACATAAGACTTATATTAGACGAATTGCTATCAAAAGAAAGAAAATAGGACTTGATTCTATAAATTTTTTAAAATATGAGTATATGATCATACTTTGTATGCTTATATGATCATACTTTTAGGCTCATAGTATATAAGTATAGTATGATCATGATCATAGTATGTTATTTTATAATCTTTAAATTATTGTAAATCCTTTATGTTTTATGAGGAAATGGAAACCGCAGAATTTTAGATTTATAAATCGGGAAGATTCTGATGAAAAAGGAGTATGCTATGAAGAATCAAAACAGACATGGGTAACATTACATCATCATATTAGTGAGATAGATATAGTAAGTACATCTGTTGAAGAAAGTGTGCATCAGGCATTATCTATATGTGGGTTAAGTTTAATATCAAATTTTGAACAAGAGGAATGGTTTGTAGAACAACTGTTTTGGGCTTTGAGTGGATGGATTATTAACGACTTATAAATAATGTATATATTGTTATCATTATCGGAACTATACCAAAAATAATAGCAATTTTTTGTTTTTGTGATATTTTATTTTTATTTTTTGCTTCTTTAAGTGCATCTCCAACTGCAATATGTTGATTATATGAAGATTTTAATTTATTTACGTCTTCTTTTAAAGATTCTATATCATTCATAGTTTCATTATGTAATTTATTCATATTATGATATATATTATTAATTTGTTCAGTCATATTACGGTAAAACTCGTCATTTGAAATCAATGTACCTTAATAAATGTATCTATGTATTTAAATTTAGCAATACTTGTCTAGGAGTGATTTAATCGATCTTGCTCGTCTATCATAAATATCCTCTTTTGACTTAGATAGATTAATATTTAATTCATACAATCTGTTCCATTGATCTTCGTGTGGATCTTTAAGTTCTTCCATAAACATTAATATGTAGGCAGATATTTAAACTTATCAGAATATGACTAAACGATTAACCTGTCCAAAGTGTAGTGCAGATAACCACTTTGGAAATTTAAAATGCAAAGATTGTGATATTGAATTATGAACTATTGTCCTTCGTGTGGTTCTCCCACAGAACATGGTGAGTCTTCTGAAAGAGAAGATGAGGCATACCCAGATGTATATTTTTTAGATATAGTTTTGTTATGTGCCAACTGTAAATTGGGATGGAATTGTATAGGAACTAAAAAGAAATGAAAATAAAAAAATATTGTATCAGGTGTAAAAAAGGGTTTAAATATGGTGATTTTAACAAATCATTACGAGGTCAAATGACCAGAAAATATTGTGACGAGTGCAGGGTTACTAATCATAGAGATGAATCTAGACTATATCAAAGACAAAAAAAGTTAAATAATACTATTATTTAGTTTATATATGGGATCAAGAAATACAATATTGGAAGATGGTTTGCAAAGGTTGTTAGATCAATGTCCTTATATAACATTAGACTCACGTTCAATTAAACTAATCATTGAGTCAGGCGACTTTAATCAGGTAATTTCTGAGTATAATGCCTCACCCCAATTAGAAGATGTAGGCATAGATATACCTACTAGTAATGGAACATTAGCAAAGATCAAAAAAATTGCAAAGAAACCAAGAAAAAAGAAACAGTCGTCAGATTGACAATTTAGTTTATATACTATAAATTCAAACCAAAAATATGTCGTATGTTGAAATTGGTGCAAAGGACTTGGCTCGTATGCTAAGTATTATGAGTGATTATTTTGGGAGTAAAAAAATGAGTGAAGGAGATGTAATATTACGAAGAAAACTAGAAGTAATGCACAAGTCTGAAATAGAATGGCAAAAGGAACAAAGTGAAGAAGGTAAAGAAGATAACGAAGGTTTGATATAGTGGCGTGAGAGCCACAAGATTAATCCTGCCTGTTTTGGAGGAATTGGCGTATTTTACACACACCTGAAAATTTATATATGATAAGCACTATATATTAATTATGTCTGCGGAGACAGAACCATGTATTCAATGCGACACTCTAGTCGATTTATGCAAACAATGTCCTACCTGTGGTATTAACGAATGTTTTAGTTAATATCCTATTTTTTATATTATATGATATAAAATATATCCCCCTATATAGTCCTTTCCATATATTATATATCCCTCTTGATGTATCTCAACCAAGAGGGGAATTGTGTTAAAGAGTTTATATCCTCCAACACGCATGAATCCTCTGACTCTCTTAAGGTCTTATTGAGAGTTTAAAAGAATTGGTTATAAAGTTAATTTTTGTCAAAGTCCTTGTGTAAAACTTATATTGGGTTATTTTGATATTATTATATTATGGAATGTCCACAATGTAAAGATGGCGGAATGGTAGTTAATTCCGGTGGCTGTCACACTTGTATGAGTTGCTCTTGGAGTGCCTGTCCTTCAGGCTAATAGATAGATTTATATAAAAACAAATATATTATTTTTTTTAATTTTTTTTACGCCCACCTATAT